GACTTTTGTTATGGATCTATGACGTCGTGCAAAGATGGTAATCTGTTCTCTTGCGCGAGAAATCTACCACGTCATACGAATTATTAAACCGATGAAGATTTCAAATGGGACGCTTTCTTGAACGCATAGCGTTCATATGCGACTTTGTCGCAAGCGTCCGTTTGGAAACTTATCGGTCACAATCCTTAAGAAAAAAACAGAACTTCATTCCGTTTTTTCTTAAGGATTTAACATTATTTTTTATCTGTATACATTATAATATAAAATATGACATCAACTGTATTTAATTTAATGGACCGTCTGGGATTTGATAGTTCCCGTCGTAATGAATCCAACACCAAGTATGCAACTTATATGCTTAATAATCAATTCGGTGCATCCAAGTCTGACGACCATGTGAAGTTCGCCACATTGGCTCCCACGATTAATTTTAGGGGAACTGTTGGTGGGCTTCCCGGGTCGGCGGTCGATTATGATTCGCTCCTTCTCATTAAGACGGAGCAACAGCGTGCTTTTGAGAAGTTGCAATTGATACAGCGCCCGTTTGCCACTGTGCCGTATTTAGGAAGGGGTGCCAGCGATCCTGTGTTGGAGTCTCGTCTTCAACAGGGTGAGATGGCTACCGATAAGAAGAGTGTTTCCACGGTAATGGATAAGCCTTACACAATTCACAAGGATTTTCCCATGGTGTCGAGCTTGAAGGAGCGTATTGCAGATGCGGCGTTTTCGGTGGAAGAGGCCGCGTTATCTGGGTGGGTGCGTGGCGGACAATCTTCGAGAGAGGAAGTCGCATTTCAATCCTCGAAGAATTAAAACGTTCAGTTTTTTTCTTCGGGATTGTGACCGATAAGTTTCCAAACGGACGCCTACGGCGTCTCATTTGAAATATTACTCGGTTTAGTAAGAAATAAATTTATTCGTATAATATAGATATATTATATGAGCGAAGCGGATTTACCCAATCAATTGATTGAAATTGCAAACAACATAATAGAGATAAAAGGTAAGAAACCCGAAAAATTTAATGAGCTTGTATCCGAGTATCATGGAATATTAGTTGAGATAGGTGCGCCACTCGGAATAACAGTAGAGGCAAAGGTGGTTGACGTAGCGTCCATACGAGATTTAACGAACCAGATCGTAGCCAAACTTAAGTCAGATGGTGCTGTAAAACAGAAATTAAGTGAAGAAAAATTAACAAAGTTACGTGTTTTTTTTGAAAATTATGAGGCGGCTTTAAAGTCCGCAGAATCTGGATTGCCAAAATCAGGTGAAAATAATTGTTTTATGAACGCTACGTTGCAGATGTTTTATCACATACCTGAAGTTAAGGATGCGGTACTTAATTTGAATCCTGTTGTAGACAATCAAAAAGAGATTAAATCCGCATTTGAGATGTTAAATGGTGGTAAATCTCAAGGCGAACTTAGTTGTAGCCTTGAAAAAGGCCAACAACATGACGCTCAAGAATATATATCTACAGATTTTGCACCAGCAGTTTTAGATATTTCAGGTTTGAAATCCATATTCTACACTCAATTAAAAACCGAAGGTAACGTAAATGAGGGTGAAGATCAAGTACTTTTGGGCGTTTCATTATCACAAGCAGATGGCTCACAGTTATTCGGGCAGGTTAATTTGAGCGATTTGATACGTAGTAGTCAAGTTGAATCTATAGCAGAAGGAACGAATGTTAAAAAATATACATATATTCCAAACGCTAATAAATATTTACTAGTACATTTGCTTCGATTTAAAAATGATTTAACAAAAATATCCGACGAATTGACTGTATACCCGAATGAGATGATCACCTTAAACGAAAATCCAAAAGCTGATAACAAGTTAGAATATAAATATAAATTACGTGGCTTGATAGAGCATATAGGAAAACATTTGAAGGGCGGGCATTACGTATATCACTGGCTCAACGATGATAAAAGTTGGTATACATTTGATGATAGCGAAGCTAAGCCGTGGAGCGAAAGTACACAAAACACAGAAAAAAAAACATTACCGCCGCTAGGTAACGGATATATATATTTATATGAACGGGTTGGCAATAAGGATTCGTCACTAGATGTGAAAGAAGAAGAAAAAAAAGATGATACCTATAACCGAACCAATTCTGTTCCGAGTCAGTTAGATCAGACGTCGAATGCCATAACAAATGTAAAAGTGCTGGTTAGACGTCCATACAACAATGACCGGAAACATGACATTTTACCTTATAACGCTTTTGTAACATTAGATGACCCGGGGGATAACAAAATATATAATAACCCTTGGTCTAAATTTGTAGAAAAAACATCCGAATATAAACCATTCTGGTTTTCAAAAAATGACTCACTTAAGGCGGTTGACGATAAGTCAACAACTTGGTTTGACGATCAAGAAAACAACATGAAATCATACGAAGTTGTTGACTACGAGTTTATACAAAAAGATGCAAAAGGTGGCCGTCGTAGAACTCGTAAGAATAAGCGCAGAATAACCAAACGCAAAGTCAATAAAAACAAAAATAAGGGTAAAACAAAGAAACATTAAAACAAATATAAACATATGATCGTATCTTAAACAATCATATGTACGACCATAGTTTGGAAATTAAATACACAGACGACGCTGAATATCGCAACTGCATACGCCGAGTATTTGGTACAGAAAACTCCGACGACGAGATGCTATATGACGACAAAACTGTGAGTACCGGACTTGATTATATTTATGAGAAGACGAAATCGGTCCCAGTCTTTTGTGATTTATATACGATCGGTGCAGCCAAGATGATATCCACGGACCTAGAAATCGGAATGGCAATCGTTTTCTCATATGATTACTTCGAGTTGTTTCATTTATGTTTAGTCGATTTCCTGAAGGATGGCGTATTAGAGAGTGAGAGCGAGAATTATAAAAATCTTCATAAGAAAATCTCTTAATATATAAATGGCATCTACACGCGATAAAAATGCTCCCGGAAATTATAAAATGGAACAGGCAGGTAATACGACCAGAATTAACTACAAAGTTCACGAATTTAGTCGTCCGTTGAATTCTTACCACCCTGGAGATGGGCTACTTGCTGCGAAAACGTCTCGAATGGAATTGGCGGAAAATGCATGCGACATTGAATCGCAATTATTTGGTATTGGATCCAGTGATTTAGTAAACTCGCGACCCGTCATTCAACCCGTTTTTAAATCGATGAAGAGTTTGAATATGTATGATCGCCCTACATTAATTATGCCGGAGCCGATGTCAGTGAGCTCAATAAACCGCCCTCTATTTTTAAACTAATCGATTTTCTGTTTTTTATCGAATATCGATGCGCTAGCTTACCTGGGCGGTTCTTAAATGTGGTGTTATGGATTTGTGGTTTTGATTCAATCTCTAATTCAGATTCTGATTCAATCTCTAATTCAGATTCTGATTCAATCTCTAATTCAGATTCTGATTCAACCTCTAATTCATTTTCAGATTCTGATTCAACCTCTAATTCAGATTCGGACTCAACTTCTAATTCAGGTCCAGGTTCTGGCACAAGTGAGCGCAATACCGAATGCAGATTATGGTTATCTAAAGGACCTATTGACGGTAACTCATCACATCGTTCAAAGAATATCTTAGCATATTTGGTAACTGGTTCGTATTTACCTCCAGGAAGAACTTCCATAGGTATACGAATACACGCGTTGATATATTTCTTTGACATTTCTAACATTTAAAATCATATATCTTTATATAATTTTACACCGACGAAGATTTCAAATGAGACGCCGTAGGCGTACGTTTGGAAACTTATCGGTCAGAACCTGTTACGAATCTTTTTTACACCCTAAGACATTCAAATTTCCTAACAAGATCTGGAGAACAACGCCCAACTCGGTTTTGTGAACGGTATTATATTTCAAAATCGCACCCGTTACATTAGATAAATAATATCTGATGTAATACATTATTATTCTAGATAGTTTGAATAAACTTGCTTATACAATCATAATCATGTGGATTTTGTACTTTACATATCTCAATCACATTCTGCGTGGAACTAATCGAGCCTCCACCAAGTACCGCAAAACCAGATATGTGAGTATTACTCATATATATTGAATATTTATCAAGACTTGGTTTTGTTATCTCTATAATATGTGCTTTATTTATTACTCTGGATGTCAAACGCACAAATTGTAGCATTTCTATGATTACAATGGTTACGAATCTTTATATATTTTATGCCTTTTAATAAAAGTATTTGTAAAAAATCGTCCCATTTTAAATCTTCAACGGTGTAACACACGCACATATAACCAAGGTTCTCCGCACCTCTCCTTTTATAAAACTAATCTATTTTTCCAAACAAACGTTCATACTTGTTTATTTTATTTTCTAATTGTCTTATTTTTTCTGTATGAGAATAATAATATGACCTATATGGTTGTTTATCTGCTCGTTCACCCGCGCGTCCTAAACACATTCCTAGACATAGTCCAGCAAAATAAGGCAATATCATATATAATATGTGATATATGTTAATTTTTATATTTTTTATAAATCAAACTTTTACAAAATGAGCGTTTTCAATGTGCGAATCTGACGTATATTCTTATGTAGGATTTGGCTCCACCTTTCCCAAAGGTGGACTAGCTAAATTTCACAATGATCTTGACCGTTTCCTTCTTGATGCACTTACAAGCTGATACAGACAATTCTTCGCGCTTCTTCCTCGTTTTTCCACCATCCGGTCCATTCTCTTTACGCTTAGATGTGCTGTTACGCGAGTTCATGTCGTTCTCGATCGCCTCATAATTTTCTTCGATAAACTCGATGATTTTGTTCTCAATGGTCCACTTGAAAAAATTCAGTTGTCCGATTGTGGTTTCCATACATTTTGTCTCATCATACGGGATCTTAATGCGTTCCCACCGGCAAAAAGGGTCAAAACGTTTCTTACTATATGCCTTTAGTTTGAGCTTGTAGTCATTATATACCTTGAATCTCCTCGGATCTCCATAACTATCCTTGAGTTCATATACCGTGAAATTCTTCTTTGCGAAATTTGTAACAAACCAGTCCACAATACGGAGAGAAATCTTAGATTCCCCATTAATAATTGAAATTGTCTGCTTCAAACGTTCTCGATCCTCGTAAAACGTCATCAAATTTTGAAGGAGTAATTCATTTTGGGTATTACACTTGGTTGCCATTATTGTTTGGTAGTGTATTTGTGTTTTTATATGAATTTACAGATGTTATATTTTTTATTGGACGATTTGTAATTTACTACCAATTGTCTTGAAATAATGACCGTTATATAGTATGTTTTTATCGAGTGCCTTAGCTAAGGTCTTATCGCTCATTCTCAAAGTTCGTATACAGTCGTATTTACAAGCAAAACTACGGACAAGATGGTTTTCTGAGTCATATTTTCCGACACCATCTTTATACAGAAGTGGTTCTCCATGTTTGAGTACAAAAGCTTGTTTCAACTCATCGCTACAACTATCATATAACAAATAATAGTTGCCTCTTGATATCTTGAACTGTTTTACCGGTGTGTCTAATGAACCGGATGACTCGTATCCATTCGCAATACTTGCGGTTTTACGGTCTAAATAAACATTGAGAATTTCTGTTTTATCTTGGTTCAGTTTTGCAATATATCCTGGGTTCTTCTCTGTTGTTGGTTTGGTAATTTCGATCGTGGTTAATGTATTGGCGTCCAATTCTCGGTCAACCAATAGCCACCGGAATCCTTCATATATTGTGTTTTCAGCGACCGCTTTGTTTATGCTAGGTCGTTTAATATTCGGGTTCTCATTCATACACTCGGACACAGTTTCGTACACTTTTATTAGTTGCATTGTTTCGGGATTAATTTTTTGTAATCTTGGTCCCAGCGTAACAAGTGGCGTATTGAAACTGGTGGTTGTTTTCGTAGGCGGTTTTTGTGAAATGCTTTGTTCGGATATGAAACGTTCTAGTCCAGTTACTTTTTCCAGAATCGTCTTATTAATTGCGAGTAATTCGGCGATAAATACACTGACATTCGTACCATTTAGATCTGTCAATAACTGTAACTTCTCGTTTTCTAGTTTGAGTTGTTCTATGCTATTCCCATCAAAATATTTACTGTTGTTTTTTACAATATTCGTAATCATTGCATATGTCAAATTTCTTCCGATACGAAATAGCTCACGTTCGTTAATATGTCCTTCTAAATTTGTCACTTGATTTGGTTTAATCTGTTCGTGATTATGTAAAAAACTCTCAAAATCCTTGCTTCGGTTTACTGCAAAACAATCCAGTAATGTCGATTCTTCGTATTTGGATTTGTGTTCGGCGAACCGGTCCGTTATTCCACGGCGACTTTCGCCGATCTTTACTATATATTCTCCGTTTTCGTATGTCTTTATTTTCACAATGTATACAATTGAAATATCCTTATTGTATTCTTGCAATAGAACTCTTTGACGTTCTTGAGCTTTTTCTTGGAGTAATTTTGCGTATGCTTCTTTGTTACGATTTTCTATATCAAGTATTTGGTTTCCCTTATGTTCCAATTGTTTTTTTAGTTCGTCTGATTCTTCTTGAATGGCCTGGTGTAACAATTCTTCGAGTTTTATAAAATATTCATGTATTTCGTCGGCTTTTTTCGTCCCCGCTTTTATGCAAAAAAGTTTGAACGTTTTAATATTTAACATTATCGTCTCCTTGTTATGCCCTCCTCGGCCGTCATTCGTTTGCTCATCCAATTGGTAAAGCAAAACTTTATAGTCTATGTCTAAGGTGAAATGTTTTTCTAACATCTTTTTTGCTGCCGATTTTTGACTGAATCCAAGCCATTTCCAAAGGTTGTCTAAATCAATTACGAAATCTGTGGTCTGATTATAGTTTAAATAACAATAAAACGAGGTTACAAACATATGTTGTTGCGAATCTGTGAAGTGGTCTTTAATCCGTTGTAACAATCGATTGTTGTACGAACCGGATAACTTGGTAATCGTGGTTTTCTCAATCAAGTGAACTACGTTGAGTGACTGCATCTGTATTATACTATCTATCCCCGTGTTTCTTTATATTGTTTTTGCTTCAAACAAACAAAAGCAATATGATAATTTTTTAAACACAAAATCTCAACAAAAGACCTTATAAAACATATATATTAATTTTATATGTTTTATTATTTTGTATTTGTAACTGCTTAATTGCTGTAGGCTACGCCTGCCATGCCGCTCATAACACGGAGAACGTTGTAATTGACGGCATAAACACGGACCTTAGCAGTGTTGGTTCCTGAAACAGTAGGGGACGAGAGCACAAGCTGGAGCACAGCGTTGTCAATGCGCGAGAAGTTGCACGTCCCGGAAGGCTGGTGCTCTTCGGGCCTGAGCGCGAAGGAATACACGTTGATACCGGTGTCGGGAGCACGGGTGTGGTGCTGGAAAGGCTGGACGACATCGAAGTAAGATCCCTCACGCTCAGAGAAACGATCCTGTCCGTTGAGCTGGAGCTTGGCAGTGACGACGGGGTTCTCTCCCCAGCAGTGCATGTCAAGGGCAGACTCAGCGAGGACGAAGGTGCCGGCATCAGAGAGACCAGAGGCAACTCCGAGAGCACCGGCCTCAAATCCTCCGAGAGTGGCAGAAGAACCAGTCCACGTGCCAGAGGCAGACGCAGTGAGATCAACACCTCCAGCTTGCTCGAAGAGACCAGCGGAGTTAATGAAGCCGTTAGAGGCGCCAACACTGTCCTGGGAACCGAAGGCATGGATGGCATTGGGAAGAGCATCGATGGAGTCAGTGTAGTTGAAGGGCTGGGCGCCGAGGGTCTTGTAGAGGGTGTTTCCGGCAATCAACGAAGAGCAGTAGTCAACGTTGGCGTCAGGCTGAACGACCCAAATAAGCTCCTTGCACGGGTGGTTGAAGTTGAGCTTGATCTTGTTGGAGGAGGACCCAACGGACTCGTCTCCAGTGAACTGGAGCTGCTCGAAGAGGTACTCGTGGGGGTTCTGGGCCATCTTCCTGCGCTCATCAGTGTCGAGGAAGATGTAGTCAACGTAGAGGGAAGCGGCAACAAGGGACTGCTGGTACGCAGTGGTGACAGTGACGGTTCCGGAGGCGGCGCCAATGTTGTTAACCGCCCACAAGCACTCGCCGATGGGGCGAAGATCGAGGTTGATCTTGACCTCGTGGTACTGGAGGGCAATGAGGGGGAGGGCAAGTCCAGGGTTCCTGCAGAACCAGAACTGGAGGGGAACGTAGAGAGTTGTCTCGGGGAGGGCGTTGCGGGGAGCGCAAACCTGGGTGGGCGCACCAGAGGCAGCGCAGGGTCCAGAAACACTGGCAAAGGCGGGGTCAGTGATGTAGGTGAGCTGAGTGGTGTTTCCAATCATCTTGAAGTATCCACGCTGTTGCTCGGAGGTGAGGGTGACCTGGTTCCAGATGTGCATCCAGTCTCCGTACTGGCGATCGATGCGCTGACCTCCGATCTCAACCTCAACCTGGGCGACAAGCTGCTCGCCGATGAAATCCATCCAGCGGGCATAAACTCCCTGGGCGCCAGTGGAGTTCTTCATCGTCTGATTGATCTCAGGGAGGGTGACCTGGAGGTAGGTGCGGTAAGCAAGATCTCCGTTTCTGGAGATCGTGCAGGTGACACGGCGTCCGAAGTCAGCCTGTCCGGAGAAGGTCTGCTCGATGGACTCCATCGCGAAGTTGGTGTGGCGCCTGTAAGAAACCTTCCAGAAGGTGATCTCGGGGGTACCAGTGAGGAAAACGTCCTGTGCGCCGTAAGCTACGAGTTGCATTAGTGCTCCGCCCATGATTTATATTATAGTATACGTAAAGATAATAATTTGGAGAAATAACTAATTAATTGTAAATTCCTAAAGTTTTATCATCCAACCTCATATTTTTGTCGATGAACTTCTCTAAATAATCCGCCATGAAAACCTCCCTCTTACCTTCGTGTTTTTTTGTAAATATATAATTGTCGTCGCTTTTCTTTACAGACCAACCCGTCTCTATAGCATTCATTATAAAACTCATTTTTTGTAAGGATATTATATCTACACTAACCGTAGTGGATTTTTCCATAAATTATACATACTCAAGTTACTATAATAATCGTATTTTACCTAAACCAGCAATTGTTTTTGTAATTCAATATATATAGAAAATACTCACCTTAATAAATTAATACTCATTCGATGAAAAAATCAGATCCGGCGCAACATACGATTGATAAAAAACACAGTCAGATGTTAGAGGAATTTCATAATAATGAAACCGTCCATATACCGGAACTTATCGCACAAAAACAATCTCTTCGGTTACAGCTACGTTCTCTAAATGCAGACCAAATCGTACAATATATGGAACTGAAAGATAAGATCGAAAAGGTGAACGATCAGATCAAGGGAATGAAATTACAAAAGAAGCGATACTTACTTGAGAATTCGAAACATATATTCAATTATTTTGAAGAAAAAAAACAGATTTCATGCGGAGGTACAAAAAACGTAAATGTTCTAAATAATTTCTTTAAGGTCAAACAGCCAATAGACGATATCCAAGATAAGACGGCGACGTCTAAACAATCCATCGTAAATTATTGGAAAAATGTTGCGAATGAGATCATAAATCCTCAGGATTTCGTACTACCCACGGATATATGTAGTTATTGCTCCAAAGGCGAAATGATTCCTCAGGACGAAGAAGGCGTCATGATATGTAATAGTCGCGATTGTGGTAAGTTCATCAGTTATATAATTGATAGTTCGAAACCCTCAAATAAAGAGGCACCGAATGAGGTTTCATATACCGCGTATATTCGATTGAATCATTTCAAGGAGATCTTATCACAATTTCAAGCAAAAGAGACTACACAGATTCCAGAAGATGTAATTGAGAACATCAAGATTCGCATAAAAAAAGAGCGAATACACAATCTTGCCGAAGAAATAAACTATGATAAGATGCGCGAAATACTACGTAAGCTAGGGTATAACAAATACTTCGAACACATACAATACATTAATTCTATTTTCGGGATTCGTCCACCGATTATGAACGAACATCTACACGAAACGTTATGTGTGCTTTTTATTGAAATACAGAAACCTTGGGCGATTCATTGCCCGGCAAACCGAACCAATTTTTTCAACTACACATATACATTATATCAACTATGTGTTCTCCTAGACCAAACCCAATACTTACCTTATATTCCACTTATGAAGGACCGCGAGAAACAGCTGGAACAGGATCAGATATGGTGCAAAGTATGTAAGGACTTGGACTGGGAATATTATCCTACAGTTTAAACCGCTCAAGATTTCAAATGGGGCGCCGGTGGTAGCCCATCGTCAGTATTTCCAATTACGTCCTCCTCCTTTTCTGTCGGCGGCGGGGGTGGAGCATCTTGTCTACTTGCGATGTCACCAGGCGAGAGGAGATGTCCGTTGAAGACCGTGCCCCATCCACTCTTACCACCGGGTGAGGAGAAGGATGATGATGTAATCAAATTAAATGCACTAAGTGCCTCGGAAAATCCGGTTGCGAGTAGCGAATTATTGTCGATCGTACACTTACACAACTCTTCCAAGTTATCGTATATGCTGAAAATACCATCGAAAATATCATATTCGTCATCTGAATCATCGTCGGTATCGCTGTCCGTATCTACATTTGTATTCTTAAGTACATGCGCCTTCTTCAAACGATAAACGTGCTTGGCGCGTATGTAGCTCGGTAGTAACTGTGGATTATTGATTACAAAATAAGCGGCAGTTGGGTCTGATCTACGCGACATAGACGTCAAACGCGTAATGAACGCGTACATGTCTATATCGGTATCAAAGCGAATTAATGGGAAATTGTTAGTATGCGTCACCAATCCAGGCATATTATAAACGAAGAATTGAAGTGAATGAGTCATCTGACGGTGTTTTTTTTGGGTTAATTTCAAAAGTAAACTATTATAAATCAATTTTATAAGAAATTGATTTATTTGTATTTTGTATTTTTACATACCAACACGGGGGAACCCTACGAGATTTGCACCTATACCGAATCCCGCGCCACCACGAGCAGACGAAGCCATAGACGGGACGAAAACGTCTAGAACGGAGAAAGTGGCAGCGGCGGTGAGCGCGATGATAACAACCTCCTCAACATTGAGCTGCTTCTTGGGGATAGCAAAGGCAGCGATGGCGACCATAATGCCCTCGACGATGTACTTAATAGCACGCTTGAGTAATTCGCTAAAATCAATGCCGGACATAGTTTTATATATTATAGTATAATAAAAAAAATTTGAGTAATTTATATATATGGATTAAAACACTTAAATACACCTGCGGAATAGTGTATATAAGAAATGTCCGGATTTGAACGACACAATCTAGAAAACGGAGATAGTAATCCTAAATATATCGATCTGTGCGACGAGGATCCACCTATCGCGGGACAGAAGTTCGCCTGTTTGTCTTTTGTTTCCCCTGAGAAAATCCTAAAGAAGCGCGAGGTCTACATCTTCGAACAGTTTTTGAAGCAGTGGGAATTCGCTAAATGCATGGAAAAGTCCATGGATTTCTTTAATTTTTTGGCTTACAAGTATCACCTAAAGATCGATGATATTATGGCCGATTTTACCGAGTTCGTAAAGGAGGAGGATGTCAAGATGAAGGCAAGTGGCGTCGATGATGATTACAAGACGTTTATGGAGAAGAATGAGGATAAGTTGAACGAGCAGTTTCAACGCGACCATGCTTTCCAGACATCGGTGCGTGGTATGAAACTACGTGGTGTATTTCCTACGCAGGATGAGGCCGAAATGAAGTGTAAGAAGTTGCGCGAGGTGGATCCGAATCATGATATTTTCGTTGGGCCCGTTGGTATGTGGATTCCTTGGGACCCTGATGCGTACAAGACTGGACGCATCGAGTTCATGGAGGAGGAACTCAATCAGCTTCATCATGAGAAGCTCAAGAACGAGACGAAGGCGAAGGAGGAGTTCGAGCGACGTATCAAGGAGACGAAGCAGAAGGCGATCAAGGAGAATATCGAATTGGCGAAGAAGAGTGGTAATGTTCTAACACAGACGCTAAATGACGAGGGGGAGTTGATCGGAGTGAAGCAGACAGTCGATTTTGAGGGACGTGATGTCGCCGATACTGCGAGTGTGAATTTGCGTAACGAACTGTTGCGTGAGAGTGCGAAGTGAATGCGAAGTAAATAATTATAGTATTTTTATATAATTATTTTGTTTATTTACGGATGGGTCTCTTCTTTTTGGTGCCGCCCATCTTCTTTTGTTTCATGCTTTTTCCACTCTTCTTCCATTTGCCGCCCTTCTTTTGCTTTTTACTTTTGCCTCCCATCTTCTTTTTGCTTTTACCTCCCTTCTTCTTTTTCCAGGAACCACCACCTAGACCTGTATTTGCTTTCTCCGTCACTTCTCCCACTTTCTCCATCACATCATCCTTCCCATTCTCCATCCCTTCCTGAACTGTTGCCTTCACTTCTCCCACTTTCTCCATCACATAATCCTCCCCCTTCTCCATCACATAATCCTCCCCCTTCTCCATCCCTTCCTGAACTGTTGCCTTCACTTCTCCCACTTTCTCCATCACATAATCCTCCCCCTTCTCCATCTCGTCCTGAACTGTTGCCTTCACTTCTTTCCCTTTCTCCGTCACATAATCATTACCTTCTACCACTTTCTTCTGCATCCCTTCCTTAATATCCTCCATCCCTTCCTCCACTTTATTCAATTTATCCACGCTAGTACCTATGTTGACGTTCATATTATATTATATACGTATAATATAATTTTTTACTTAACGACGTTTTTTATTAGTTTTAACGCGCTTCTTGTTTTTACCTCCCTTAATTTTTTTGCTAAATCGAACTCTTTTACTTTTGCCTCCTTTTAAGTCAACCGGTGGTTTGGCATCCACAGCCGCTTTCTCAACCGCCGCCTTGGCATCCACTACCATGGCATCCGCTGCAGCTTTCTCAGCAGCAGCTTTATCGGCAACTAACTTGGCATCCGCAGCGGCTTTATCTGCAGCTACCTTGGCGGCATCCGCCGGTATCTGTTTAAGCTTTGCATCAGATAATGCTTTATTAGCCAAGTCGGTATCCACCTTACATTTGCCTTCTATATCATCAAGTTTCTTCTGTGCCTTTTCTACTTCTGTCTTTCCTTCAAATAAGGAGGTTAAACCATCAAATAAACCCATTGTATTATACATTATCAACAGACATTTTGCTAAACTGCAATGTAATAGAATTCCTCACTTTTACCAATTGCTCTTCTTCACATTAATATTTGCTCCTTTCTTCGCATTCTTATTTTTAGATGGATCATATGCCTCGTCTTCATCATCTGATCCCATATTTTTAGATATTTCCCAGAATTCCTTCGAACCCAACCTAAAAGTCGGGTGATTTTCAGCTTTATACCAGAATATTTGATCGGTCAACTTATTCGATTTCGCATTATTATTTATTACCAAGCACTCATAGTTCTCCGTTGTGTTATCCATCACAGCACAAAATGATTCCAATGTTGGGAACATACTCGCATAGTTCTCCCAAATACGCTTGCGATTGGTTAAATAAGGTTCTCTCAATATAAAGACATAATCAATGTTTGTTCGCAGATTAGGTGGGATACCGAGCGGGTATTGCATAGTTATGACCAACATGACCTTCCAGTGACGTCCATTCATAAATAGGAGTCGCATCATCTTGTCACGAGTCCATGTCTGATCGTAAAGACAGTCATCCATAATAACGAAAGCGCGTGGATCAATTGTGGTTCTCTTGTATGTCTCAACTTCCTTCTTCATTTGTTTCATGACAGCCTTCTGTCTACGTAAGATGTTCTCAATCAGCACCGAGTTGTATTCATCATGAATGAATAGTTTAGGAACATGTTCTTTATAAAAACCATTACCAGCTTCGGTACCAGAGATAACGGTTCCAATCGGTATATCTTGATGGTAATATAGTAGATCACGCACCAAGAATGTCTTACCTGTATCACGACGTCCAATTAGAACAACGACGGGGCCTTTGTTCTCATCTACCTTAAACGTGATATCACGCATATTGAATTTTTTTAATTCCAATGTCATTTATAGCTTTAGGATATAAATTATAAATAGAGAACAAACGTTCATATCTACCAAATAATATGTTAATTACAGTTATAAAAAAATGTTAGAAGTTGCACAACAATTCAATGCTATAAATTTGAAATATTTAGAAGAACAATTTACGCCTACATCAGATGACTTGAGGCAAGACTATAATCCATTTCATCTAAATTCTTTTCAATATTACCAACCGATCCTAAAATTACTATTTGATATTAATTCCCAAAACTACAATTCTATGCAATTGAATCATCGTTTTCATATGGCAGATTTGAAAACGGTGATAGACACGACGACTTGTCAGCTTGTAGACAAGCCAATATTTATAAAATATTCTCCTCTGTTAGACCCAATTCGATATATGATCGGTCGATATGATACCGACAATGACGCCATACGCACTCTACCCAGCATTGATAGTGCCAGCTTTGATAAATTAGCGGATACTAACAATGCATCGTATACAGATGGGTTTTTCTCACTTTTGTCTAGTAAATTAATAGAGCTGCATGATTTCAAACACTCTGTCGCATACTATGGCTCGTTCTCTGCAGTCCAACAAAAATTCAAAATGAATATTGCAGACGATTATGAGTATCTGAATAATTCAAATTTCTTTATGGATCATGTGAATAAACTCTTTCGCATAAACAGACACCGTGTGTCCTCTATGGCAAACCACAACTCGAGAGGCAATCGCGATAAGATCATAATTACGTCGGAAGATAGTGTTGTTTTGGATGCATCTATATTGGATTTATCCACAATCGATATTGATCTTAGCCCATTGGAAGAAGTCTATGCGGATGCAGGGACTGGTGAATCAGACGTTGCGAATTTGTCGCTAACTCGCACGCCACCAAGCTCAGATGAGGACGACGATGATGACGATGATGAGGCAGATGATGAAGAAGAGGAAGATGAAGATGAGGATGAAGATGAAGATGAAGATGAAGATGAAGATGATGCAGGGGCTGACGCCCCCCGCACGCCCCCCACGTCTGACGACGAATATGATACAGACGAAGACGAAGATAATGAATCTCGAGCAGAGGAAACCAATATATTCGCTTATATCGACAATTTCCCAGTACAGATGATATGCCTAGAAAAATGCGAAGGAACACTCGACGAATTATTTGTGAATGAAGAGATTGATGAGAAAACTGGTGCAAGTGCACTATTCCAAGTAATAATGACACTACTCGCGTATCAGACTGCATTTAAATTCACACATAATGATCTACATACGAATAATATTATGTATATATCTACGGAAATCGAATTCCTCTATTACAAATATAATAATGTATGTTATAAGGTCCCGACTTATGGTAGAATATTCAAACTTATAGATTTCGGACGTAGCATTTACACATATAATGGAAAGCTATTCTGCAGTGATAGTTTTGCGCCAGGTGGAGATGCGGCTACGCAATATAATTTCGAACCATATTACAATAAAAAATATCCAGTTATCGAACCAAACTATAGTTTCGATTTATGTCGTTTAGGATGTTCCATTATAGATTTCATTGTTGATGATAAACCTCGTGATGAACTACAAAAAACAGTGTATAGGTGGTGTATGGACGACAAGAAAACTAGCGTTCTCTATAAGAAAAATGGCGACGAAAGGTATCCTGATTTCAAATTATATAAGATGATTGCGAAAACGGTGCACGCGCATACTCCACAGAATCAGTTGGCATTCCCGTTTTTCAGCCAGTTCAAATCATCGGTAACAGATGCGTCGTGCATGGATATCGACAAGATTCCTTCATACGCATAAATGCAAACATGTATGTATTCATATTTATAAGAATATATACTTTTTAAAATCCAGGAACGTCCGTGAAGATCTGGGTTGGCGCCGATGCAGTGAAATCACTGGAACCTAACATTTCGGCTACAGGTCCACTCGCCTGAAAGAATATCATAATCGGTACGAAGGCACACGCCATTACAAGTAGTGCGTCGCGTATAAGGAACTTAAGTGGTTTGTTCTCCTTTTCAACAAACTTCATCTCAACCAACTTGGCGAAAAAGAACAAAACGGTAATTGAAATCGTAATAATGATCGGTTTTTCCATTTGATATACTTAATTATTAAATAATTATATCAACGATTTAACGCATATCAGGGAACCTGCGGTTCCCCGAACCCCTCCCTTAATACTATCAAATTCGTTGTTGTTGTGCCCCATGTCAGGGAACTAAGTCAGGGAGGGGTTCGGGGAACTGTAGGTTCCCTGACTAGAGCTCTTCGACCCCATCCAAAGTAATAGAATCGCCAAATGTATCAGATTTATTCATATCAAACACATCCATTTCGCCTAAATCAATATCACTATTTGTATGTATCTTTATCTTGTCATCATCATAATCATCGTCATCTTCTTCCTCGAGCTTTCGTTGAATGGCTCTGGATGTACTGATCTCTTCCAGTCTCTCTATATTCTTTGGTGCATTTACGTCAGATACACTTCCTGTCTCAGAATCTAATACACTATCATAATCATTGAATTTCAATTTAGTTATGACAGGCTCATTATCAATATTGGAAATCGAAGGTACCAATTGAGGTTTCTCTAACTCATCTTCCTTTTCCTTTTCATTTTCCTTATCTTTATCTTCGCCTACTTGCACTGGTACTGGTTCAGGTCCAATGTTCTCTATAATGACCTCTTCCTCTTGTTCTACCGACTCGTCCATGTATGCACGAATGATTGCCTCTGTTGGGATACTATCACGAATAGTGTTTAATATTGACTCTTGTACGATAAGCTCAAGTTCTCTATTAACTCTCTGTGTTAATAGTGGCGGAATATTCTTTTCGAATAAATATACATTAGAATAACATTTGCGAGCTACGTTAATATAAACCTTATGAATGAAACTATCCAAGTTCGGCGTATTGATATCTATCTTTTTCTGTCTGTTACCTACGCGAATACAGGTGAGAACCTTCAGCTGAATAATATGGACGCAAGTAATTAAATCGTCTAAATAATTACATCCACTCCGTTCTACAATTCGCTTACGTTCTTCCTCTATTATATTTGCATTCCACTTAGGCACACGCGATATTAAATTTTGGAATGTCATCAGATACTTACCAGCCTCATCATTCTCAATACATAGCTTCCATGATTCATTGAAAATAGACCGAATCCCTTCTATAACCAATGGTGTTAAGATACTTACCAATCTGCTACACCACTCGTTTCTAGATTCTTGCAGGTTTGAGAGAACAAAATCATCCATTTTTATAGAAATCGTCTATATTTTTATATCTAAACATTTACGCATCAGGGAACCTACGGTTCCCCCGAACCCCTCCCTCTATTGCGGATACAAAGGTGTGTAGGCGGTGACAGTTTATTGACAGGTTACAGCCCCAAAAGACTGTCACCTAGGGGAACAGTAGGTTCCCTGAAAGGAGGGGGTAAGGGGGACCTTGGTCCCCCTACATAAAGGAGATCTTGTGTAATTCTGTGTTCTCTCGCAAGAATATGAAATTCAACATATACATCATCAACATCTTCTCGCACCTAAACTCGGCTTTGATTTTATTGAAACACATCATAATATTGGATTTAACTGCGTCGCTCCATTTTCCAGATTCTTGCACGTATTCCATCAGATCCAAACACGAATATCCCTTCTCATAAATTGCCACACTAGTATCTGACGCAATAATATTCGTATTTATCTGTTTGTCATCCAAATATTCGCGCATCCACTTTGATTTTTCATCTTTGAATTCAGTCAGATCCATGTTTTTACCGAGTGTATATTGATGTAAATTAACTACCTTTCCGTTTTCTATAAGTTCTGGAACATAAATCTCACAGAAGCGCGATACTATTGGATTCAGTAATTTGTGTTTGTTCTCTACAATGATAAAAAAACGCGTATTAAAACTAAATTGCTCGATGCATCGTCGCAGAGCCGATTGTGCGTCGTTCGTCAAGCTATCTGCGTTATACATAACAATCGTTTTAAACTTGACACCCGTTGTAGACTGGAGATTGGCCTTCGCGAAGAATTTTAGATCTTCTCGTATAAATTTAATACCCTTTCCGTGAGAACAATTCACAATCATCACATTGTTTTTTATCTTTGTTTTATCACCATTGTATATCTTATTTAGAAAGGATTGGACGATTGTCGTTTTACCAGTTCCCGAAGAACCATGAAATATGATATTTGGAATTTGATTTGAATTATGAAAATAGTCCAATTTTACAGTTATATTTTTGTGTATATCCATTACTCATTATTTAGAGTATAATTTTATATGTATATATATTATATAATATATAATGTCAACTGTCACAGACCAAACGACACTTAAACCGGAAGAACCGGGTGTGATTGAGTCTATAACCCAAGGAATAAGCTCTGTAATCCAAGGCAAGCCCGAAGAGGAAGAAGAAGAGACAGTAGAGTCATCGATTGCCTCTGTGGAGGGAGAGCCCACGCTCCCTACTGAGGATATTTCCCCGGTCAAAGAATCCACTGAGGATATTTCCCCGGTCGAAGAATCTACCGAGGATGTTTCCACACCGGTAGAAGAAGAGTTTGTACCTACGGAAGACAATTCGTTCGGCGTTGGACCTGCGATCGGGGATGTGCCTGCACTTGGACCCGTTGAAGAAAAGCCGAAGAAGAAGCGTAAGACGGCAAAAAAGTGCAAATGCACCAAGACGAAGAAGAATCAGAAGCCAACCAAGCGCCCGCGCTGCAAGAAAGGAAGTCAGCGTAATAAGAAAACTAAGAAGTGTAAATCGAAGAAACACTGCCCCAAGGGATCTCGTCGCAATCCGACTACAGGAGAGTGCAAACCTAAGTAAGCAACTAAAATATATCAGTATATAATAAAAAATGAATATGGTAATTCCTTTTTTATCCAAGACTAAAAAGACGACGCATGAAGCAGATAGGATTATGCAAAAATATCCGGATCGCATACCAGTGATAATTTCGCGCAGTCCGAATTCTACAAACACCCCCGAGATTGATAAATGCAAGTTTCTAGTACCAGCGGATTTAACAGTCGGACAATTTTTATATGTTATACGCAAACGATTACAGTTGAGTCCCGAAAAAGCGCTATTTATGTTTATAGATAATACGGTCGCTTGTAATACAGAACTCATATACAAGGTGTATAATGAATCGCATGACAAAGAAGACCATTTTTTATATGTTGTATATAGTTGTGAGAACACGTTTGGATAAAATGTTTTTTTTCTAAGCGATATTTATGGAGTTACGCAAATACGAAGTTGATACACCGCAATATCATTTTTACAAGGAACAGCATAAAACACAGACGTATGAATATGTATCAGACAAACTAAAACAATATCATGATTTGGGTAACGTAAAAATAGAGATGAGTATGATCCAAGCATTGAAAACGATGGATTCATTTGTAGACCCCAGTGATCCAGATACCCATAGTGAAAATTCCATTCATGCTTACCAAACTGCCGAGCGTATACGAAAAAAACACCCACATGACTATGAATTACAAATATGTGGACTGATACATGATTTAGGCAAAGTCCTATTTATATTTAACGAGCCAAGTCTGGCAGTTGTCGGTGATACATATGTGGTAGGGTGCAAGTTTCCAGAATCAATTGTGTATTTTGATACAATGAAGGAGAACCCGGACTTCAATCACCCTATATATTCAACCGACAATGGTATATATGAACCAGGATGTGGTATAGAACAATTAAAATTGTCATTCGGCCACGACGAATATTTGTATCGGGTTCTCCGACATAACACCGGACATAAGCTCTCCAAAAAGTATCACAATATAATTCGATTCCACTCTTTCTATCCGTGGCACACAGGTAAAGATTACACCCACTTCATGAAACCTAGTGATGAAATTATAATGCAGGATGTTCTCGACTTTAACCAATTTGATCTATATTCAAAAACAGATACCGAGTTCGTTTTGACTGATGAGATACGATCATATTATGAGAACCTATTAAACGAATACTTTCCGGAACCACTTCACTGGTAGGGGGAACCTACGTTCCCCCTTGCCCCCATCCTTACAGCGGGTGATTGTATAATGCGATTTTATTAAGTCTAGTCGAAAATTAGGGGGATATCGAACCTTTCTCTTTATCAGAGAAACCACACAAGGCCATGTACTTAAGTATCGCTGAAAGGAGGGGGTAAGGGGGGACCAAGGTCCCCCCTCTTTACAACCGTTAATTGCTTTGTAAAAAGAAATCGCTCATGATACATAGTTCGCCGCCGGAGATTGCATGAAAGGCATGCGATTTCAACATTACCAATGTTATGACCTATACTATTATCAATACGCTCTAAAGTCCACTGTTTGGGTTCTCTTACGTGTTCGTACAACACCTTGGTCGCTTCTTTACAATAATAACATTTGAGCTGGCATGCAATAAGAAGATCAATAGTTGGTTCTAGTCCAATTATTTCATTTGACATATATAAATCTTTTGCCAGATCTTGTGATTTGTAACCATTCAATTTGGACTGAATCTGCTGCATCATAGTTTTATATATCGGATTGTTACTAGAGTCAGTCGTAAGTAGCTGTAATTGAATGTTTGGATCATAATCACAATTCCAATTATCACCATTTGTTACCACACGTATTTTCTTTTCTTTCACTATATTTACCTTTTTGCAAGGCTCTGGTAGTATTATAGTTTTTTTCAGGTCCATATCATTATTATATATATAATAAAACTAGATAGAACGATTATGCTATAATAGTATAAAGACAAAGTATGTTTACAGTACCAGAAAATATTATCATACAAAAGGTCGTGGAGGAAGAACCGGTATATACAAATAAGTTTATTCCTCAAACAGCTACGATATCGTCTCATATGACAAGCACAAATTTGGATATACTTCTAGAGAAGGAGAAGCAAAACAACAAGGCAGATTCATGGAATAAACTCGACAAGACAGTTAAAACACAAGCACTACACTCGTTCGCTGAGACGTATGGTAAAGATAAATCAATGTCAGCTAAGGATGTAAAATCATTGAAGTTGTTTTTCAGTGAGTGTTTGAAAACAAATAAGCTGAATAAGACGAAAGATGTGAAATATGATAAAGACGCGCGAACTGTCCTTAGTATCCCAGCGCTGTTTTATAACACAGTAAACCATAATTTTACGTTGAAAAATATAGATGCAAAGCGCGTATCGACATTGAAGTCGTTGACCCCGAAAAGAATATCCGAAAAAATTGAAACCGAAGAATAATATATAGAGTTTATTATAGATATACTATAATAAATGATAGACCCTGAAGAACATGCGGAGGCTGTTACCCCCGAAGACGATGATGATACGGTATCCCACGCAGAAGATGAGGAGAGCGATACCTCCGAAGCCGACGTTATATTAAGCGAAGATGAGTATAATGAATTCGAGAGCACCGTCCATGAAATTATATACGACAAGTTGAACGAAAATCCTCTCTTGTATTCAGAACCAGGGTTTCACAAGCTTCTGTCAGATGACGTATGTCACTTATTTCACAATGAATGGACCGAGGCAAATATATTAAAGAAGAACGAAACATTATTTGGATGCATCGATCAAATGGTAGAATCATTTTTCGATATTTATTACCCACCCAGATCAATAACAAATTCAAATGTATTTTCAGAAATCGACGTATACCATATAATGAGTATCATAGAAACACTAACTGCGCTACCTCAGCCCAAACAGAAGACGATAGAATGGTATCAATATCGTCATGGTCTCATAACGGCAAGTAATATATGGAAGGCACTAGCGAGTGAATCGCAGAGGAATAGTCTAATATACGAAAAATGTAAACCGTTTAATCCGTTTGCGGCGGAAAAGGGTAATTGGCACGCAGGAGGTTCTCTGCAATGGGGCGTGTTATATGAGGCGGTATCGATTATGATCTATGAAAAAATGTATGGAACAAAGGTCAACGATTTCGGGTGTATTCAACACCCTAAATACGCGTGCATTGGTGCTTCACCTGATGGAATTAACGTAGATCCGACATCGAATAGATATGGACGAATGATAGAAGTTAAAAATATAGTGAATCGCGAAATAACGACCACACCGAAAGAAGAATATTGGATCCAAATGCAAGTTCAGATGGAAACATGCGGTCTGGACGAATGCGATTTCATAGAGACACGATTCAAAGAATACGATACGGCGACCGATTACCACCAAGATACCGCCCAAGAATGGAAAGGAATTATATTATGTTTCATAGATCGAGAGGTGCCTAATTCGAAACCAACATACAGATATATGCCATTCGACCTAAATATAACAACAGACAAATGGATATCAAATACCAAGGAGGAATTGAAAGAGTCTCTGATTTTATATACGACTACATACTGGTATCTAGATCAATTCTCATGCATTTTAGTCAAACGAAACAAACTATGGTTTAGTGCAGCGCTTCCTATAATATTGGATACTTGGGATACTATAGTGAGGGAGCGCGAATCTGGTTACGAACATAGGGCGGCAAAAAAACGCGTAAATACAACGACATGCCAAATATCTCAAGACAGCACATACGTTATATCTAATCTCAAGTTGTCTACAAATGTATGTTTAGTGAAACTGGACCATGATTAATTCTTTAAGGGTTTACACCCTTGAAGATTTAAAACCGCACCCCTTTAAGTATTTTTATATTTTTCTATAAATATTATAGATGACTACACATAAGACAGATGATTATAAAAATTCCGCAGTTAAATATTACTTAAACAACGATAAAGGAGATGGATACAAACGAACTTGTAAAATATTTGATTGTAAAAAATCCACATTTCGTGATTGGGTTAAAAGATACAATTCTACTAAAAATCTTACGAGAAGAAATAGAAACCCAGTATCGTATAAAATTACAAAACCACAAGTAAATACCGCTTTGGATTTATTGAAACAAAACGAGCAACTTACAATGAATGAATTAGTGTTTGACATGAAACGAAGAATATTTTAACCAAGTCAAAACATACATGAAAAGAATAGGAATGTAGAAAATTACCAACAATTAGAAAACAATGTGGATAATGCTATTGAAAAAGTAAAACCTGAAAATTATAGGAACTATTTTCAACATGCTTACGGAATGACTGAACGAGTTGAATACACACGAAAGGACTCAACACGACGGCGTAAATTAAAAATTTATAAATAATATACTTAAAAATTATTCGGTTTAAGTATATAACTGGTATGCGATTAAAAAGTGAATTATACGAAAAGGAGCAAAATGAAATAATAGATAAAATAATTGCTATTTTAGATTTGGAACATAAGACTACATACACATTATATGAATTGGATAATAACAAAGAGATCCAAAATCAAATAATGGACTTGATACCTGAAATACGGAAATGGTTTTCGTTTAACGGAATTAAAGCAGTAGGAGAACCGAGTAAAATAAAAAGACCTTGGTTATCGATAATAAAACATTTATTGAAAACCAAATATAACATAGAAAGCAAGGATTTTCAATTCACCGAAAATGGAAAATATATTAGAACGCAATCTTATTCATTTACTTATAGTTGAATAAATATCCATTTGAACTTTTACATTTTCCTTTCAAACATAATCCTATATTTGTATTTGCTTTTGTTTTCAAATTTTTATATTTAATAAAATCAATAACCAAGTCCCATTCTCCTATTTTTTCATTTGTTTTTTCATCATATACTTCAAATAATTTTATAAATCGTTTTAATCTTTTTCTTTTTTCTTCAATCGTTTCGTTTTCAAATCGTTTCAATTGAGATTTAGAGTTTGCTTCTCTTGCTCCTGGTTTATCAAAACACGCCTTTTTCTTTACCGACATTTCAATTTTTTTTTCAGGATTTGCATCATAGTATTTTTTCATTCTTTCTCCGTGCTCTTTTCCAAGATTGGGATTATCTATATGAATTTGTTTCATTCTTTCTCCGTGTTCTTTTCCAAGATTGGGATTATCTATATGTGCTTGTTTCATAGCATTAGTCACTTTTTCTCTATAATCGGGGTTTTCCCACAATTCTATATGTATGTTTGTTTGTTTTTCTCTATAATTAGGGTCTTCCCAAACTTTTTTTATACTTTGAGATAATTTTTCAATAAATACAGGGTTTTTTGCTCTGTTATGTAAAGCATTTATCATTTTTTCATAATATTCGGCGTCTTTCCATTTTTTAGTTATTGATTTTGATATCCCGTCTATCATATTTTTTCTCATTTCATAATTATTCCATCTATTAAGCAGGTTAATTGATAATATTTCTTTCCTATTATCAGTATAAGCATCTTCCATTTTACTTCTATAACTATCAGTATTCCATAATAATGTCGTTCGTTGTTTTAATAATTCTCTATGTTCGTCGGTTATAATATATCCATTAAAACCTGCTCCACCTAAAGTCATATTATATCCACATTCGTTTTTATAATAAGTATTAAATAATTTAATATGAAATATTTCTAAACTATTCAATTCTTCAAATGAATATGCTATATCAATTACCTCAACTATATCAAACACATTTGCTTCACCATACTCATTTATAAATTCACGAAGAGCATTATGAAAATCTGTGTTTGATTTTTGTTTAGTATCATTAATATGTCCTTTGATTCTTTTTGTAAAGGGTGTTTGCTTTGTTTGACCTATATATCCTTTTCTATCTGGAAATTTAAAATAATATATAACACCATATATTTTATCTTCAGTAATATTTATATTTTCCATAGTATTATATTGTTATAAAGAATGTTTTTATACGATTTCAATTTTATATTAGGTTCGTTAAACTACTTAAAATAAAACCTTTAGTAATAGTATAAGGATGGAAGAAGAAGTAGATCCGCCAACCGACTTTTTCAAAGGAATTAAGATTTCCTTGAAAAGTGTCTTGAAACACCCAGACATTAATTTACCGAAAATTACAAACGCTGTTATTAAGTGTAACAAAATAGTTATTCAAGTGCTTATGTTTATGAAACTCTTTTTATTAGACCATTATGACAAGCACAACACATTACCGATTATAAATGACGAATTCATAAATTCATGTATGAAAATACTATGCAACGAAAAAGCAACTGGAAGACCACCAAAACAAGAAATTAAGGAACTCAAAGAGAAACTCACTGCTTTTTACAAGAGCGATTTTCAACCACTTATTAAAAACGATAACTTGGATTATACGCATATGAATACTATTTTAGATTACATCACAATTGACATTCTTACCATGTACGAAAATAACATCAAGTTCCACTATGTAGAATATGTCGAACGATATGTAAATGTTGTTTGGAAAAAGAAATTTATTGTAAATAAAATAAGAAAAATGAATATTACGCAAAAAGAAAAGGAAAGTCGAGTGAATAATTTATGCAGTCAGTTGCGAAAAATCAAAACCGATCTATTGAATGCTGACAGAACAAACTACAAATCAAACGCAATGTATCATACATGGATAAACCAACAAAAACAAAACATCACGCCTAACAAACCTACATACAAAAAGAATAACATTGTTTATGATTTGATGTGTAGTCCATTTGATTATTTTCCTTGTATGATTGCTATGATGAAACAAGTTGAAACGGAAGAACAAACCATTAGTAATATATTTCCTATGCGTAGTGAAATTATACCAAAGCATGTAAGATTGGATACTACAACATTGGTTCATTTACTTATGACGAAAAAACAAGGTATCAAAAGCGAATATTTAACAAAAGGTAGCTTGAAACGAAATGAAGATAAAATATGGGAGTTCTTTTTTAGAACCGAACGAAAAATGTTTCATAAAAAACATTATGAATTTCATCACATGATAGAAACTGACGGAATTAGTTGCACCTTATTATTGTTACGGAAGGACTTAATTGGGAAACGACTACCGATGATGAAAAAAGGTTTATCTTGCGAAACATACATTGACGAACTACCAGATTATACTCAACTACGAAACAAGAAAATAGTTGGCGTCGATCCAGGGTTGTGTGACTTGATTTTTTGTGTGGATGCTGATAATAAAGACGCAAACAAGTTTAGATATTCACAAGACCAACGCAGAAAGGAAACCAAGAAAAAGAAGTACTCGAAAATACAACTAGAATTGAAAAAGGAAAAGATACAAGGCAAAGGAACGAGTAAAACAATAATAGAATGGGAAACCGAATTATCGAAACTAAACAGGAAATCACTTGATATTACAAAATTCAAGGAATATATTCAAAAGAAGAGTGAAATAAATGGGTTGTTATTTCCATTTTATGAAAAATATATTTTCAGGAAATTACGATTACAAAGTTATAGAAATACCAAGAAAAGCGAACAAAAGATGTTAAATAATTTCAAACGCATTTTTGGTACTGAAAAGGAGGTTGTAATATGTTTTGGAGATTACGAACAGAAACAACATATGAAATTCAAAGAAGCGACCAAAGGAAAAGGAATGCGAACCTTGTTTAGAAAAGCAGGATTTCAAACATATTTGGTAGATGAGTTCAGGACATCGTGTAGATGTTCCAAATGTGAGGTAGGCATTTGTAAAAAGACAATGGTTAGGGAAAATCCAAAACCATTTAGAAGCGGTAATGTTTTAGTTCATGGACTGATTTGTTGTAAAAACGGATGCGGTTATTGGAATAGAGATGTTAATGGTGCTACAAATATTTATAAGATTGCTTTTAACGCTATAAATAACAAGGCAAGACCGAGTTATTTATCAAGAAGCAAGAATACTTCAACTGGTTTAGACGAACCAGTAAAACCAAAATTTACATGCCTTGAAATAGGCGAACCTTGTTGATTTATAATTTCACCGAAAGGTGCGGTTTTAAATCTTCAAGGGTGTAAATCACTAGAGTATAACAAAAATGTATATATATTATAAATATGCCGAAGAAATATGAAATGCGTATAATTAATACATATGATGACGCCTACGAAACTGGCGCAAAATACATACGAAATATAGGAAATCGTGGTATTTCGCAGCGCTTTTCGACGGACGCTGTAACCCAGTTTCCAGCCCAAATACTCGACCCTAAATGGGAGCTAACATTAGAGTCTCTTAGTAACACATTACATTACATTTTGGATTTTTTACACCACCAATGCTATATGTTATGTATTAATGACAACAACGTTCTCTTATGTAAGTTGGACGCGAAAACCACCGCGCCTATATTTAAGGATGTTCTCGAGAAAAGTGTCGAGGAGGCACAGCTACTAAAGAATAATACGATGAATTACAGGCAGCATAATAATGTGAAAGAGATGGTTACCAAGAATATAGATAAATTACGTGTAATGCAATGCATCGTAAAACCGTTCTCTGAAACAACTAAAGTTGAAAACAATGAATATTTAGATTTGATACGGGGGTTAAATTTACCAAATGGTGTTTTCATATTGAATTTGACTGATGCCGTAATATTGAGGAATGATGGTAAGTCGCCATTCACTATGGTAACTGGAAAAACTGATTTAGGAGAATATAACTATGACAAACATATTCCAATATTTAGTATTTCCGGCCAGAGAAACTATCTGGATATTCCCATACCAAACTATGATGATGTGATGTTCGTAATGAAATACCCTAAAAAATACGACACCGCATCTGGCACTCACAACAAGAATAAAATCAATCCGGATCCAAGCTACATAACGAATTGGGATGACAAACCATTCGAAAAGGCAGTCTTCAGAGGAGGACCGACTGGCTGTGGATATACTGAAGAAACAAATATGCGAATCAAACTAGCGAAAATGAGATCCAGCTTACTTGACGCGAAGTTGACAAATAAAGACGGAAACGAGGTAGACTCAAAGGCTGTTAAGTTCGACCCTAAACATGGAATCGGTTCAATGAATACGAATATTGGTATGTCTGGTAACTTTTTGACGATGGCAGATCAAAGCAAATATAAGTATATAATTCACGTAGACGGTAACGTAAATGCGTATAGGTTACTTGCTACCATGTTGACTGGTTCTCTTATATTACGCGTGACTTCCCAATATACATCCTGGGTAGACCATATGATGCAACATAAAGTCCATTTTATTCCCGTAAAAGCTGATTTATCGGATCTTTTGGATGTAATTCGTTGGTGTAGACAAAACGACGATAAATGTAGAGAGATCGCAAATAATGGTATGGAATTTGCCAGGTCCATATTGAGTAAGAAATACATACAATCCTACTTCCAAAATGAATTATGGAGTCTAAGCGAAAGACGTCCAGTTACTGTGTTAAATACAAAGGTGGAAGAGAAATTGCGCGTAACTAAAAAAAATACTGAGGTAAAAAAAAATCGAACTCGTAAAGAAAAAGCTCCAGTTAAGGAAGCTGAAAAAACTGCCATCAAGGCAGCAAAAGAAGCCGAAAAGGCAGCCAAGGAAGCTGAAAAAATCGCGACCAAGGAAGCTGAAAAGGCAGCCAAGGAAGCTGAAAAAATCGCGACCAAGGAAGCTGAAAAGGCAGCCAAGGAATCTAAAAGGGAGGCTGAAAAGGCGGCCAGGGAAGCTGAAAAGGCGGCCAAGGAATCTAAAAGGGAGGCTGAAAAGGCGGCCAAAGAAGCTGAAAAGGCGGCCAAAGAAGCCGAAAAGGCGGCCAAAGAAGCTGAAAAAGTCGCAGCCAAAGAAACCGAAAAAGCTGCTAAGGAGGCTGAAAAAGCAGACAAATATGAATACGTCGAATTACAACCAGATAAGAAAAAGTGTCCGACTGGATATTCGGCGGTAATGCAAAATGGCATTAAGGTTTGCCGCAAGAAGAAGGGGGAATAATATTTGTAGACAACACGGTGACGCCTTCTGTAACCCGTTCGTGTAACGACAAATCGACATTTGTTTTGCCGTTGATTTCCACGACCGAATTCCAAGAAGGTAACAAACATATATCTCTAGATTCTAGCAGGTGCGAATAATTTACCAGCTTTCGAGCACCCAATATGCTGGCGATCATAGAGAACGACGAATACTTGACGCCTTGTAAAATCAACTTACATTTACTCAAACAAAACATATCCAAAACGCTGTTTGAATTCCTGTCCTCCATATAGATAGGCGTAAGTATTCGTATACTCGCGCTCATTTTCTGTATAACTGATGTCATCTCCATCTTCCATTGATCGTCTTCACTTGTTATAAAAAACACTGGATCGCGTTCCCTAACTATTATATTGTTAACATCATCTAATAAATTACTTATGATTATGTTAAATTCGTCAATGGAAGATACATGTCGAAGATCGCCACCTTCTGCAATAACCTTGTCTGTTTTTCTCAAATGAATTCCATATGCGTTCTCAATACCTTCGGGTATTCTAGAGTCTATTATTTCCGATGGCTTGAATATATCCCTTGCGTATAATACAAACCGTTCCGAAATGTCACCGAATGTAATTTCGGGTAAAAACTGTGAAACAAACATATAAACCTTATAAGGACATAGCGTAGACGATGGATTTACCGAACGAATGTAATAGTGACATTCTTCAAAATCTGAAATTATAATATCGTTAAACTCAAATAATTTCAGATCGTATGTAGTATTACTTCCAAACCCCCAATCAAATTCTTCTACTAGTTTATTAAATCGCACATATGATTTGTAATTCAAACATTTACATATCACATAGAAACCGAGAGTATCCAATAACTTATCACCCAATCCATTTCGCAGTGTTATAATCGCGCTATTTCTGTTATCGTTTTCCATTTATATAATAAATATTTATAAAAAAATAATAATAATTGAACTTACCATCTACGCATATACCCTTGTATCGATCATTCTCCTGGAACATATCCCATCGTCATTTAGGAACGTGAATATCTCGCATATGACATCATCGCATAGTGGTAGCTGTCTCAATAGTTTTGCACGTAAAGCGAATCGATTCAGTTTCTGTGGAATCAGATATGCTTCAACATACCTATCGATAAATTCACCTATGTTACCGGTTTTCGGTAGTGTAAGCGCTAGATTATAGAAATCATATTTACATTTGTCTAACTCGCGTGAGTCAAGATCATACAAATATAATAATCGCATGTATAGATTCTGTATATTATCCAACTCGTACGCAGATAATATTTCGTCTTTCATGTGATTTTTAACACGTTGAAACAAACCCATTTGTAATTCGCCATTTGGTAGCCGAGTGTGTTCGTAAACGTGGCGATTAATATCATGTGGTGTTGACGTATAGTCAGCAGTCAACTTAAAATACGCGGTTTTAAGACGTGTTCCATTTTGTATTTCGAAAATTTTTGACGGATCTGTCTCTTTAAGTAATTTAATCTTATCTTTTAAACAATCAATTTCATATTCGTATTCACGTCGATTACGATCTGCTATACCATATATAATATCCATATGCTTTGAATCACCGCCTACTCTATGTTGTCTCTCTACCGCTTTTTGAATAAAGCCTCGCGTAGCCAGATGCTGTTCTCTACGTTTGACCTCAATTTGGCGGTGTAATTCGTTCTCCATGTTGGTTTTATGCTGTATTATATAGAATATGTATTTATACAAATCAATTTTTAGAAAAACAATATAGAATTTTAGACATCTATAATATAGAATCTATGTCGTCTCCAGGAACAATCATGGAACAGGAAATGCGCGTAACAAAACGTGATGGTACGCTGAAGACGGTAGAGTTCGATAAAATTTTGAGGCGCGTAAAGATTCTAGGTAATGAAGCCGGAATCAAAATCAATTACACCGCACTCACAATGAAGGTTATCGACCAGCTATTTGATGGCATATCGACCGCCAAAATCGATGAACTCAGTGCGGAACAGTGCGCGTCGATGTCTTCCATGCACCATGAATATAATACACTAGCTGGTAGAATCGTCGTATCAAACCATCACAAGAATACTTCGCCTTCCTTCACAAAGGTAATGGCGGATCTATATGAATTTACTGATACGCATGGAAAGAATTCACCCCTCGTGAGTGACGAGCTATTCAATGTTGTAAAATCCGATGTTAGTGGGGAACTCGATGCGATGTGTGATTATTCACGTGATTATTTGATTGATTATTTCGGATTCAAGACCCTTGAACGTGCATATTTAATGAAGATTGATGGAAAGACCGTCGAACGTCCACAGCATATGTGGTTGCGTGTTGCGATCGGAATTCATGGAAGTGATATGGAGTCAGTAAAGGAAACGTACGAATATATGTCGCGTAAGTATTTCACTCATGCTACCCCGACGCTTTTCAACGCTGGTACTCCCCACCCACAGCTCAGTTCGTGTTTTCTCCAGGCGATGGAGAGCGATAGTGTAGATGGTATTTATAATACACTCAAGGATTGTGCGCTGATTTCCAAGTGGGCTGGTGGAATCGGACTACATATCCATAACGTCCGCGCATCGGGAAGCCATATTAGAGGAACCAATGGTAAGTCAAATGGTATTGTGCCTATGTTGAAGGTGTTTAACAACACCGCCAAATATATCGACCAGGGCGGTGGTCGCAGAAATGGTAGTTTCGCTATCTATTTGGAGCCGTGGCATGCTGACATTGAAATGTTTCTTCAGATGCGAAAGAACCATGGTGATGAAGAACTCAAGGCTCGCGATCTGTTTTATGCGGTATGGATTCCCGATCTCTTTATGGAGCGAATTAAGGAGAATGGGAAATGGACGTTGATGTGCCCGGATGAATGCCCTGGTCTCGCTGACGTTTATGGCGACGAGTTCGTTGCTCTATACACAAAATACGAAGCGAGTGGAAAGGGACGTGTGACGGTGAATGCCAGAGATGTATGGTTCCAGATATTGGACGCCCAGATGGAAACCGGAACGCCATACATACTTTTCAAGGACGCATGTAACAAAAAATCGAATCAGAAAAACATCGGCACCATAAAGTCGAGCAATTTATGCACGGAGATCATTCAGTACTCAGACGAAAATGAAACCGCGGTTTGCAATCTTGCTAGTATTGGTCTTCCAACATTCGTAGATGCTAACGGTGTCGTTGATTATGCCGAGCTCCATAAAGTGACGAAGGTGGTTGTAAATAACCTGAACCGAGTTATAGACGTTAATTATTATCCCACTCCAAAGACGCAGCGAAGTAATTTAAGACATCGACCAGTTGGCATCGGGGTGCAGGGCCTTGCAGACGTATTCATGTTAATGAACGTTCCTTTCCATAGTGACGCAGCCAAGCTAGTAAATAAGCATATTTTCGAAACTATATACCACGCCGCCTTGGAAAAGTCTTGTGAGCTCGCCCAGCGCGATGGTCCGTATGAGACATTCGCTGGTTCACCTGCTAGTAAGGGAATTCTACAGTTTGATATGTGGAATGTGGATCCAACCAACGATAGATACGATTGGACTGCACTCAAACAGCTCATTATGACACATGGAGTCAGAAATTCGCTTCTTCTTGCACCGATGCCAACCGCATCCACATCCCAGATTTTGGGTTTCAATGAGTGTATTGAGCCTATCACGAGTAACATTTATAACCGCAGAACCTTAGCAGGTGAGTTCATCCTTACTAACAAGTATCTCATGAATGATCTATTGAAGTTGGACCTATGGAACGAGAAAATTAAGAACAATATCATTTCGAATAATGGTAGCGTTCAACACATTGAGACTATCCCCTTGGAGATCAGAGAAAAATATAAGACGGTATGGGAACTACCGATGAAGCATCTGATCGACATGTCTGCTGATAGGGGTGCCTTTATTTGCCAGAGCCAGAGTTTGAATCTATGGTTAGAGGATCCGAATTATAACACACTGACATCCATGCATTTCTATTCTTGGTCTAAAGGACTTAAAACTGGTATCTATTATTTGAGACGTAGGGCGAGACATCAGGCGCAGAAGTTCACTATCGAGCCCGAGAGGAAACAGAGTGGCGGCGGCGATTGCGAGATGTGCGGTTCTTAGGACGACAATCCTTAAATAGTGCTGGTATATATTGGTGGCGCTGAATCATCTCAATGTCTTTCAATAAAAGACGGCGTCTCACAGTAGAATTACACTTACCTTTACAGTATCTAGATACACTCTTGTACCCTTTACCATTTTTTATGCTAACATTTCGCACTTGTATTTTACCACCAGCCATGTGGGTTTGTACGCTTTCATAGCTAAAATCGGACATTATATTATATACGTACAAAAAAACATATATAATATATATAATGGAACTAATTCATATAATTCATGTTACCATAATCGGCGTTCTATTTTTGTACGTTGGAATAATGAGGACTGATATTCCTTCATTCATGTATCCAGTTCTACTTGGTTTAGGTGTAATAGTCGTGTTGTATCATATTTACAGAGCCTATACTAAAAAGTCCGCATGGGTGAATTATATTCATATATTTTTAGTCGGACCTCTACTTATGTATATTGGATACAATGGTGTTGCAACAGAGCGCAAGTTTTTCGAGCTACTTATGATGATGGGATTCGCTACTATCGGATATCATGGGTATTACATATACGACGAAATGAATATAAAACCAAATACACAATAAATACAACCATGGACCGTGCAACTGATCTATGTTTTATAATGAATTATTTTGGTAGTGACAAAGGTGACCCTGTAGAATCTGGAAACCATAATTACACGCAAACGTACGATCAACTATTCAAAGACATTCGAAAAGACAAACTACGAATTTTTGAACTCGGATTAGGAACGAATAATCCAAATATTCCATCAAATATGGGCGCAAACGGAAAACCCGGTGCATCTCTCAGAGGATGGAAACAATACTTCAAAAACTCGGAGATTTTCGGTGCCGACATTGATACGGGTATACTATTCGAAGAAGCCCGTATCAAGACATTTTATTGCGACCAAAATAATGGTGATTCCATACGTGAGATGTGGGCTAAACCGGAATTGGAAAGCGGATTCGATATTATAATTGAAGATGGACTGCATATATACGAATCAAACGTGAACTTCTTCGAGAATAGTATACACAAACTATACGTCGGAGGCTATTTTATTATTGAGGACATTATGCACTATACACTAGACCGATGGACCACAAAACTAGACGAATGGCGTGTAAAATACCCAGAATTTTCATTTCGTATGCGTGTTCTCTCACACCCAACCAATCCTCACGACAATACAATTTTAGTTTGCAAGCGCATTTATTAAGGAAAAAAAGGTTTTTTCCAAAGAACAACCGATTTTCCCCTACTCCTCCACAACCACCATATTTTTACCTGGATGCTGATTTTGGTGCCACCGTGTACGCAATTCCACATATGGACTCACCTTCGTTTGGCTCCTTTTTATTATTAAACGCCCATGAGGGCATACGGTCGATCCCCCATTGGTCCTCCTTAGTTTCACAGTACCAAGAAGTACCCATCTTCCAGTTATAGTGTGGCGCTATGAAAACTTCTTTCTTCCAATTGGTCCTACTATTTCGGTATACTTCGCTATCAGCTTTATCAATTTCGTCAATAGCCTTACGCATGAGAATTATGCTACCTGGTTGTAATAGAGAATCGCGGATTGCATTCTTAGCACGCTTTATTGTTGATTGTACTGTCATTGTTGTTGTTTGTGTGGTTTATAAATTGATCCGTTGCCGCAGTTTCAATTTTATAAAGCTCAACACAAATTGATCTCTAGTAATAATATAATGACTTTCAAAATTATTATGTTAGGTGACACAAACGTAGGTAAATCGTCATTTGTAATGAGATACATATATGGATGTGTTTCGGATACGAATACTCCAACAATAGGTTCAGCAATGTTTTCTAAATATGTAAATATACCGGAATTCAAAGGACACTTGAATATATGGGACACTGCCGGCCAAGAGCGGTATAAATCACTAATCCCCTTATACTATAGAGGTACACACATCGCGCTAGTTTTATACGACATAACCAACATACATAGTTTTATAAATGCCAAGACGGGTGTTCTCAAGGTAAAGAACGACAATGTAATTGTGGCACTGATCGGAAACAAAACTGACTTATGCGTATTCGACTATACGGAACGAGCGGTAGAATACAACGAAGGAAACGATTGGGCGAAAGAGAACAACGTACACTTCTTCGAAACCACTACTAAATCAGAATCAGTTGATTATGTGTTTAACCAGTTACTCGCACTACTTCCAAAACCGCCACCACAAGAGACAACTCCTGTACTAAAGACACCAAGTATGTGGAACTATTGTTAACAAAATATTATTTATAAAATACAATATATGAATAATTCAATTTATTCACATATCACATGGCCCAGTCACAGATAACTGAGTTTAATAATATTTTTGACCGATTATACCGTTTTCAGACCAATAATGAGGATATAAAGTCGGCCGGTTTAAAGATTATATACGACCCAGGTTATACAATGGCAGTTAAAATAGATATAACATATAAAATGCTGGTAATACACCCCAAAGACGTTTATTTACACTACGTTATGGGTTGTATGTATAAAGATACGCAACGATTTGCTGCATTGGCATGGTTCAAGAAATGCTATGAAATTGAGCCATTATTCATTGAGAACCTAATAGATATGTTGAAAATATTATTCGACACCGATTGCTTTGTTGCCATACAAAATATTAATAAGGAACTTAATAACTTTCTATATACATCAACAGATGTTCGACTAATGTTATTAGTCTCGGCGGTTGAGGCAAAATTGCGTAATTTCGAGAAATCAATTGAATTACTAAAGAAAATATTATCGACGCCCGATCTGTCAAATGATATTAGATTCTTGTGCCTTTCTAATATTGGCGTCACGTCAAATGATGTAGGGGATTGTCAAAATGCAGTAAAATATCTTGTCGAATCAATTCAATTGAACGAGAGACTCAAGTTAAATGCCGGAGTAGAGAGAAAGAACGCATATGATAATTTATTCATAACTCATGATTATATGTATTACGAACATGAGAAATTGAATAAAATGTATGATTCCTTTAATACAGCAGTCGGAAATCACAAGATGTTCTCACATGATAAAAATACAACTGGTCGGCTTCGTGTCGGATATGTGTCGGGCGATTTTAATTTTCACGTGGTATCCAATTTCATATCGCCTATTTTATTCAATCATACAGCCAATTTTGAGATCCACTGTTTTACAATTACCACAATATACGATACCACATATATGTTGAATATGCCGAACGTGTCATTCCATGATATTACCGGAATGAAAGACATCGATGCAGCGACATTGATTCGTAGTAAAAACATTGATATTTTGATAGACCTATCGGGGCACTCCGCTCGTAATGCACTTGAAGTGTTTGCGTTTAACCCAGCACCTATTCAAATGACGTATATTGGATTTCCGAATACAACCGGGATGTCGGCGATTAAATATAGGATCACAGATGCGGTTGCGGACAATATAAATACTATACAAAAATTCAGCGAACAATTATATAGACTACCCAAATGTTTTTTGCTATATAAGCAGATTTACGAGAACAGTACCGTTAATCCTAGGAAAACACCAACTGATTGTATAATCGTTGCGTCGCTAAATAAGGAAACAAAAAATACACCGGAAACATTGAAAACATGGAGTAGGATGCTTCTAGCTTGCCCTAAAATTAAACTCATGATGTTACTTAAATCTGACACGGAAACGCGACGCAAATTCTATTATGATAGACTAAATACTACCAGCGATCGTATTATTTTTGTACCGTTCTTGCCTAGTGAGGGCGAATACCTTCAGATATTTTCTAAAATCGATATTATGTTGGATCCATTCCCATACTCGGGAACAACTACTTCGTGCAAATCTCTAGACCACTCGATACCGATTGTAACTAAGTATCATAAGGATTATCATTCGCATAATGTAACTGCCTCTCTTCTCGTACATTCCGGGTTTCCGGAACTGGTTGCGTATTCCGACGATGAATATATATCAATTGTCAAAAATCTCTCCGAAAATCCAACCAAGGTCGATGAATACAAGATGATGGTAAAAAAAGGGTTTGACAAACTGATGGAACCTAAACCATTTATGGAATCATACGAGAATATGTTGAGGGATGTTTATCAGGGAACCTACGGTTCTTGAAAACTACGTTTTCATCTGCTACCGGCGAAGCCGGTGTTGCGACTTTGTAGCTAGACGAAGTCGCAACCCGAACCCCTCCCTTTAATCGTATAAAAAAATAAAAGGGCTGGATAAAAGTGGGTTTAAACATAATAATAAATATGTTCGGAGTGTATTCGGGTTGATATTTGATCTGTAATAAGATTTGTGCTATATTTTATAAGATTTCTCGGTCCACCATGAAACTCGGCGGTTGCGAGTTCGTAATATTTATTATTTTCACCTGGTATTTGCAGGTGAATATAATAATCGTATGTTGCCATATTGAATCCATCTCCGTCGTGCATATCTACGAAGAATTTCATTTTCTGGATAGGCTGTATTTTTTTAATAACCTCAAATCGTGGATCGTCAGCGCGTAACCGATACACGAACCTCTCACGTAACCTACCTGCTCTCCAATTTCCATGCCCGCTGAACTGAAGTATTTCATAAACCATATCCTCGGGAAGTAGCGCACCCAGTTCATTATTGAATTCCTGTTGCATTGTGTTAGTTTGTTTGTATCTTTTGCTTTTTATGTTTAATATTGTTGTATTCAATTTTATACCCGATTATCATAGATACGCGCGAACCCCATCAACATTTCGAGATACTGTGCGTCAGTCTTCTTAAAAACACAACGAAGATCTCTTAGGTTTACGTATGTCTGGCGTCCAGCGGATACCATACTATCCTCTAGCTTTTTGATTTTGCCCTCAATTCCAGTGTGGGTAGTGTGTTTGCCGTTTCTAAGTTGCATGATTGTACTGGGTATTGTTATATGTATTTATATTGGTATTTTACAATCAATTTTTATTAATGCGATGACGAGAATGCTCCGTTTTGTGTACCCTGGGTAGCAATAGTTGGCTCACACCAATATACCGAACAATTCGCATCTCTTAATGCGATATTTAACCACCAGTCAACTGGTAAGTTAATCTTATATGTTAGATTGTCTATGTATTCACACAGTTTCTTCGCACCTTTATTACTTACTACATAACTATCTGCACATCTTGTTGCGCCAAACCCACCACCCTCACCCCAACTAGCATGACCCACAAACTTCTCATACACAAACTTGTTATGAATCAACTCTTCCTTGGGAATATGTAAATTACATCCATCGCCTATAAACATCATATCATAATTGGTGGGTAAATGTGACATATACATACTCAAGATATCTGAGAAGGAGTCACATAAAAATACATCATCTTCTAGAATTAAACCATTCTCGAGTTTTTCGGATATTTCGCGATATGCTTTAAAATGCGACAAGGAAATTGCGATCTGTGCTTTATTATAACCGCTTTCGAATATATCCGTATTTTCGTTTACCAATTCATCTCGATCAATCTCCACAAACTCATAATCAGTAAAGTTGTGTTTTGCAAATTGCGATATAATATGTTGTTTTCTATCGACCAATTTCGCGTAATGGATAACAAAAATCTTCATTATACAAAAATATACTATAACTCTAAATTGTTTATACTGAACCAATCTTTATTCAACGGTCGAATTGTTATCTTCAAATGGTGGTATTTTTAGATATTCATAAAACCGTTCTCTAACAATATACATGAAAAAAGTATTTGGATCCCAATCACTACACCAATTATTGTCCTCATTCAATGGCCGCAAATGCGGATTGAATTTATCATAATAAGTACCAGCTCCCTGTTTTGTTCTGAAAACCTTATTCATATAACCAATATGTTCGCTTTTTCCATTCCATTCTGGGTATTCATTATGACCGTCCATGTTAATTTTTTGTACTTCCAGAATATAAGGCATTTATTCTTATATATATGATATTGCTTCTATGTTTTTTTATTTTTTTAAATTTTTATAAAGGTTGGTTTGGTTCAACCTTTCTCAAAGGTTGAGTTGAATCCCATACGGATGTTCTCCTCCACTATATATTTTTCATAGATTTCATTTGCATATTCGATTAACTCTGGTTCGATGTATTCAGCCCATTCGCACGGTATCGTATCACGACCCAAACATTTACTGTGTAACAAAGCCAACATATCGTCTTCGGTTATATTAGAGGAAGCACCAATCTCGTACATGACACAGCGACCCGCCATAATATCAAATGCTGTAATCGCCGTCGCCCAAGCATCCGCAAGAACAAGATCCGTTGGTATAGACTCCAACAATTCGGGAGATCTCCAGAAAATGGTCTGAACGTATTGATGGTTTTTTTGTAGCACTTGTATCTTTTCAGACAATCCGAAATCAATTATTTTCACTACTGGTTTCCCTTCAATTATATCAATCATAATATTCTCAGGTTTTATATCACCATGGACGTATCCAGTTATCGTGTGTATTGTATTTATTGCACCAAATATGTCTCGTATGATTTGTATCGTGTTTTCCGTAGTATTCGCGTCATGTAACTTCCAGTCTAGGGATCGTATATAATGTCGCTCCACTATCATCTGCCAATTATCAGAATCCCATCTAGCACCATACAATTTTCCGACAATGCCTGTATTTTGTAGTTTACTTAAGATCGCGAATTCTTTCATAAATATACACCATTCACTATACCATTTACCGATCTGTTTTTTTTCTATATTACAAAACGTTTTTACTGCTACATTTTCGCCATTTACCTTACCGGCTATCACTTTACCGAACGCACCAGATCCTAATTTTTCGTTTGTAATAACAAGAGTTGTTATATCTATCGCTGGTGCCAGATTTAATTTACAAACTCGCCCGAAAAACACATACTGAATTATTGTGGTATCTTTGAAAATACACTCGATTTTACTACTCTCGGTCTCTACAAGAGAACTCACTGATCGAATATGTCGCTTGTTTTCTGAAAAGTCGGATATGTATTTCAACCAAACTGTAAATATAGCGATTGTATTATATGTATAATCAGGAAACCGTTGTTTAATCAGCGCCACCACCCGTTCATTTTGTTCTTGATCTATTTGCATTTCATTTGAATCCATCACTAGGTCACTCTATAATAAATCAATTTTATAAAATTGATTTATCTCGGTGTTAAAATAAAGACAAAGACAAAATGGAAAATAACAAGAATACTATGGAAAATAACATTATTGAGTGCCCTCACCCCGAATGCAAACAGGTGATCGAAATCGTCGAACTGAACTGTAAGATATTCAGATGTGGTATATTCAAGCATAATTTCAAGCAGATGGATCCACATTCACCTAAAGACGTTTGTATGAAACTAGTCGAGACCGGCGCTATTTATGGATGCGGAAAGCCATTTCAAATCGTTCAGGATATTAGTGGTGGCATGAAAGTGGTTATTTGTGAATACATATAGTAACTACAATCAACCACATTGAAATCTAAATCAAAGCAAACTGTATCTTGATTCAATCCTTTGTATAGATCAAACAACTCTATTGTCTTCTCAAAATATTCATTCTGCGTAAATCCGGTCTGCATTGCGACGCATGTTCCATGTTTCGCCCATTCGTGTTCGTATAGTGTAATTGTATCATCCATCGTGCAGTCATACCAGTTTTCCAGCATCCGTTCATATTTTTTAGATTTTTTTAGTTCTTCCAAATCAAATGGAATTTCGCTACAGTAACTTGGATAGCTTGTCGCATCATAATCCGGCCATAAACCATGTATTTTGTAATCAACCGAACACCAGTCTTGTAGAGCTAAACAATAAAATGCATATAACTTCATCTGTATATAAATTGAAATTATAAAAAATTGAAAAATACACAAACCGTTATATGGAATTCAAAAAAGAAATAAACCCAATGACTCCTAGTGCCCGGTTGATTAATGACTTGATCTATTATTATAATAACGACCGTGTTGAGGTATTATCGCACACAAGAACTGTCATCTGTTATTACACGAAAAAACCGAAACTGAAATCTCATTACCGAGATCGCTTATGTTCGGACGTTCTCAGTTTTTATGAATATTGCTTTCCGGAACCCGGAATGGAATTTATAGAATATAAGTAAACTGTAAGCGTCTTTTACATAAAACACAATCAGTTTCTTTAAGTAGGAAAATCGATAAGTGTTGGAATTGTTGGGAAGACCAACATTATTAATAGGTTCAGAATCTTTTTGGACATTTATAAAATGTCCAAAAAATAATTATACAAAACTCTATAAAAACTCGTTTTCTTGAAAATCGGGTTCTCAGCATAATGCTTTGATTTGTGATTTTATAAATTCCAGGTCAAAGCATAGTATTTTTGCGTATAAATCATTTAGGGGATTTTCTCGTTATCCATTATAGGATAAATATGGATAAAAATTTATCCCCGAAAATCCCATTATCATTTAATTGTTTTAAATGTAACTATATATGCTATAATAAAAAAGATTTTAATAAACATTTATCTACTCGCAAACATGAATTGATAAAAACGGATAATGAAAAGTCCCCGGAAATCCCCTTAGCATATTCATGCTTGCTTTGTAATAAATCATACAAATATCAATCTGGTCTATGTAAACATAAAAAAACTTGTACTAAAACTAATATTGAAGATCCTCAATACAATGAACTTGTCAATAAATTATTCAGTGACAATTACGAACTCCGTAATTTTATTGTAGAACAATCAAAAACAATAGAAAAAATAATGATACAAAATACAGAGGTTATGAACAAGACAATTGAATGTTGTAAACAAACTAGTACAACCATAAACAACAATATTAAAAATGAGAATAAATCATTCAACATCAATGTGTTTCTCAACGAGCAATGTAAAGATGCAATCAACTTCACCGATTTTATAAAAAACATCGAGATTTCTCATCAAGACCTGGAGAACAACGCACAACTCGGTTTTGTAAATGGGATTTCTAAGATATTTTTGGATAACCTGAAACAACTGGGAGTTAACGAGAGACCATTCCACTGTACGGACGCAAAACGAGAAACAATGTATATCAAAGATGAGAACAGCTGGCAGAAACAAACAGATGACGAGAAACTCCAGAAAGCGATACAAACGGTTTCCTATAGAAGCATGGGGAAATTACAAGAATGGAAACAGGAGAACCCAGATTACCAAGACGTAGACTCCGAGTTCTCCAAGAAATGCATGGATATTCATAAACAGACCATAGCTGGAAGCGACCGCGAGGTTTACTACCCGAAAGTGATCCATGTACTAGCAAAAGAAACTATGGTCGATAAATAGTCGTATGATTTGCAATTATTTGAAAGTCATCTATCCCAATTGTTTCATACCAGTTTGTGAAATCGCCAAGTATACGTAGTTGCTCGTGTTTATGTAAAACCTCTTTAAAATCCTCATGAGATGGCACATTCCATGGTAAGAGTGTATTACCCGGGTCCATCAGCCACTTTGTTCGAACTATAGGTATCTCATATATTTTGAATCCACCATTATAAGGATTGGCTGACAATGGATATATTATGGTAGTACCCTTACCTCTACGGCAAACGGTACATCGAATGGAAACCAATGGCGCATCCGGCTTGGATTTCAAAGAGAAATCACCACTGAATGAACCGATTTTAAACCGAATATACCCTTCATGTGCGACCCAGAGCCCAGTTATTTTTGGTATAATAAACATCCAAGCATCCCCACCAGTTCCATAGATATATTGGCTTAATGGACCATGGTTTGCATTCGAGTAATGTACGGGTAATCCATCAGACGTTTGCCATCCCTCAAATGAAGATGAAAACACAATATTTGTATGATCCAATATAAATACACGTCCATCAACCCCAGATTCCGAAGTATATTCAAAATTCTGCGCTACAAATCCATGTTTGTAGTTATATTGATATACAATTCGATCCACTGGTAAAGTAAATGGTAATTTAATTTCTAATGACGGTACGGTAACAGGTCTATATTTATCACCATGCGTTAAATAATTGACCGTCGGCATAGATAAAGTTCCCTTGTCTGGAAGTGATGTTATTATCGAGAGCTTATTTAATTTTATGATTGCGAAACCCTCGCTATTTATTTGGTAAATGTGACAAAATACATTCGAAATTAAGGATAACAACAAAAATATCCACATAACAATAATACGTCTAGAAGCGATTTTTTATATTGTATAAGAAATACTTTTCCAACTATATTGTAATGAGACATACGCGTAAGAATACAAAGACTAACTTTAGAAAAACGATGCGCGTAAAAGGCGGAGGTCAAGGACAGAGTATTTCTACACGAGATAGATTACGAGAAAAGATACAGAAAGAACAAGCTGACCGAATGAATATTAATTCAATACTTGCCAAGCAAGCGGAAACAGATAGAGCCAAAGAAGCTATTAGAGAACGAGATAGAAAGAGATCCGAAAAGATAAGAATTGAAATTGCAGAAAAGAAAGCTACAGAGGAAGCCGAAAAAGCGGCGATCGAAGCCGCAAAAGCAGCGAATAAAGCCGCAAAAGCTGCAGCGAAGGCAGCAGTGAAAACAAAAACATCATCTTCGCGCAAACCTGCTTCAACACCCACGCCGAAATCTCCAACGCCAAAATCTCCAACTCCACCGAAACCGCCTACGCCGAAATCTCCAACGCCTCAAGTCTCGGTATTAAAACACCCATCACCGATTCTATTGAAACCACCGACTCCTCCATTGAAACTGGATACAAAGACAGCATTGAAGCGTGAGAATAAAATAAATAAATGGACGTCGACTGTAAACGTACCTACATCGGAATTCTGGAAAGAGTTTTTCAAAGATGATGAACTACAACGTTTACGAGTAGAATTAAATAAACCAGACTTATGCGAGTGCATCAAACCAATATTTTATGTACCGACCAATGCGACCAATCCAGTGGATATGGCTTTATGTAAACTCTTTGTAATTTATGGAATTATATCGGCGAAGTTCGAATTCCACAGATATATTTATAATATATTGTGGAAAGGCACTCGAGCGCTCTATTTGAATGATGCAAACAAATCATTGGAAACTCGTGATTTAGACATTGCGATTGTTGATAGGCATGGATATGTTAATGAAGACGTTACAAATATGAAACATCTTTCGATTCATATTGGAAAACTATCACGATCGTTGTTGGATGATACGCATATAGAAATACAAGATCCGTCTGATCCGAGAGCTAAGAACAAAGAGATCGTAAAACTATCATACAAAAGCGAGTCTGGTGAATATATACCACTATCGGACATCGGATTTAAACAAACTGAATATCAAGGACAAATAGAATACTTAGAAAAAACCGAACCCAATTGTGTAGCGGGAAATGACGTATTGTATTTATACCAGACGATACCATATATGAAAGCGGAAAAGGAATATTACTTGGATGAATACCAACGACGGTTAGCGACTTCTTCAGATGATAGCCAACTTAAATACAATATAATCCGAATGAAAATTGGCTTGAATAAAATAAGTCAAATCGAAACTGGCGCCGACGTATATGATATAGAAAAAGAAAGGGGAAAATATGCCGAATACGCCAAAGAAATATATGAGACTGATAAGGCGGAGCGATTAAAATTACAGGCGATAGTTAAAGAAGGAAAACTCACAAAAGAAGAATTACAGGCAATTATTAGTTCGCGATCCAAACGGGTATAAAGAAAAAATATAAATATATTGATGTGTCTACCCTGTAAATATAAATTCAAACTCAGGTGGCCTTCATTCGTAAGTAAATCTAAGCCAATTCCACTTATACCAGTGGACTATTTCACCGAAGATACGCACCACCTGGTACCAACAACACTCACGTCAACTTATATGATGTGTGATGTTTAATCTAGAGGCATATCAATACCAAATGTCAGCTTCAAATAACATCGCATACAAATCATAGTGTCAACTAGTGCGTCGTGTAAATCCTGAGGCACATAATCGAATAGTGCGAAATGCAACTCGGATAGCTTCGGCGATTTCTTCCACCTACCACCCTTTTCATTTGTAAGATAAATATTACAAACATCCTTACCCTTTGCCATAGTACAGATAGTTTCAATGTCGTTTAAGTCATTGAAAGTATCATTAAACATACATGTAATATCAGGGATACTACGAAACTTACCGATGTTGCGGTGCACCTCGATCTCAATCATCTTCTTATCAAATGCAATATTATGCGCGATAACGCGGTCAACCGACATGTATGCACGATGGAAATCGGCGAGAGCACGCGTAATCGGAATTCCACGCACCCTGCATATTTGGTGTGTAATACCATTAACTTCTGTAGCCTTTTCGGGAATGATAGCATCATCTGCAATCCGAATATACTCATTATATTTTTCTAAAATAGTCTGCGTATTCAAATCATAAATAACAAAACTCAGTTGTAGAATCAGTGGGTAATCACTGATGACGGGAAGAGGTAGTCCGTTCGATCGGTTTATTTTTGGTATGAGACCCGTTGTCTCAGTGTCAAACGCCATAAGCAAGTTACGAGGATATTGGTTCATGTTGTATGTTCTTTTTAACAATAAATAGATACATCAATCTATCAATCAATTTTTCGATATAAAAATAAGTCAATATACAGATTAAAATGTGTATAACATTCGTTACAAGCTTTTTCCATATTTACGACCAGGAGTATGATGCAACGAAGACAGTGGAATGGCGGATCGAGCGTTTTCACGAGATCGCGAGAACCGGAATCAAAATATGTCTATATGTCAGTCTAGAATTTATCAATTTAATACCCCGAGAATATGAAAATGTTAATATTATAGAGACACCTGATTCGTTTATATGCAGTGAAACCGCGGAACTACCGCAACAAAGGTCCATCCATAAAGACACTGCGAAATATATGCAAGTTATAAACTCTAAAACCAATTTTATGTCAGATGCAATCCAGCGCAATGCATGGTCGTCAACACATTTCGCATGGATCGATTTCAATATATCACATGTGTTCCGTAACAAAGAACAAACGTTGCGATTCCTGAGAGAACTTGATATGTATAAACTACCGGATAAGTGTATGCTGGTTCCAGGTTGCTGGTCCAAATACGATAACATAAATATAGGTCATGTAACGGAGTGTATAAACTGGCGGTTTTGTGGTGGGTTTTTTATTGGTGATAAAGACTCAATTCTTAAATTTGATAGTTTATATAAGACCAAGTTCCCTGAATTTACACAAACGTACAACAAACTCGTTTGGGAAGTCAACTTTTGGGCTTGGCTCGAAGTCAACTCGGACTGGAAACCACAATGGTATGCGGCGGACCATAACGATAGCATATTAACGAATCTACCTTGTGCGGCTATTGCGATGGTTCTGAAGCCGGATAGTGAACAGACGTATTATGATTATCCGGCGATCCCCCTATTTAACCCGAGTTCGGGGTCATATTTGTATTTTAATGGAGAACATCTATTGAATACGAGATATGTAAATTACTGGTATTATGATAATGGTTCATATATGTTCTATGATGGTACAAATAGGATCCAAAATAAGAATTATTTCTCTCGACTTACTGATACATTGATACCGATAGATTACCAAGAGATGAAAGAAACCGAGACGATCACTTTACCGAGATATAATATGTATTCGAGTGGTATTGAGGATGTCCGCTTATACGAACATAATGGTAGGGTGCGATTTATTGCGACAACGGTGGGGTATCATACGACTGGTGGGAATAGGATGGTTATTGGGAATTATGATTATAAAACATTGACATATTCGGACGCCCAACTTGTCGAGTCGCCGGTGGATGCATATTGTGAGAAGAATTGGGTTCCGATACCATCATCGGATGGCGCAGAGCGGTTTATTTATAAGTGGGATCCCATCACTGCGGGGGCTGTCGCCCCCCGCACGCCCCCCACTAACAGTACCGATGTTGATATAGAAGGGACACAAACTCACAAAAAGTTTATTATAACGCATACCTATCCTATAACAGAAAAAATACCATTTTTCAATAGAATGAAGGGGTCGTCACCATTTATAGAATACAAAGGCGAATTGATTGGAGTGACGCATTTTAGCGAAGATGCCATGCCTAGGCGATATTTCCATATGTTGGTTGTTTTAGATAGAACGACTTACGAACCCATCAGATATAGTAAACCGTTTGTGTTTAATAAGGTCGGCATAGAGTTTTGTATAGGATTCGACGCACGTGATGACAAATATCGTTTCTGGATTTCACAATTTGATCGAGACCCCGTATTATTCGAAGTAAACATGCATATTATTTCTTTTGTGAATATATATGAGTCGGAAAACTAAAAAGCTTCGTATTAATAAGAAGAAGGTAAATAATAAAAAAAAGAACAAGAGGAGAACACGAAAGATATATGGTGGCGTTACGTTAAACAATTCGTTGCAACCCAGTGATACATTATATAAGTATAATCCGCTTCCTTATAATGAAACTTTTACTGTTAAAATAATAGGGGTCGCTAGTAATATTACAGGTAATAAAAACCTGTTAGATGAAAGCAACCCGGATGTATGGTATTTGGTTGCTTTTAAAAATGGTGTATATAAAAAGGAGATTTCCGGCCATACGTTAAAACCATCAAAAGATTGGTTGACATCTTGGTCCATAGCACCCGAAACTTATAACCAAAATAGCATAGCCGCAATTAACGAATTCTTTGGAACCGGAAATACAATACGTAAATTGTATAACGCAGAAGAGATTGATACTGATTCAAAATTACAATTTATTAATACTGTAATTAAAAATAATAGTGCTGGGTATCTTAGTGATACTCTAGATACGATTGTAAGGAAACTAGAAGCAAAGCGGGAGGTCGAAGTAGCGCAATTTATAGCCGAACCACCTAAAAACCCTTTTGATGAAAACGACGAAGATGATTCGCTCGTGAACGAAGCTCCTTCACCACCGGGCGAAGATGATTCGCTTGTGAACGAAGATGATTCTCTTTTACAGGGCAAGATTGTGGAAGAGGAAAAAAAACAATCGGAAGCGAATGATATTCGAATTAATGAAGGTAAATTAGATGAAAATACGACCACAAAGCTATTACCAGTGTCGAGGTTTTCAAAATTACCAAGTCTGCCAAAATTCTCGGGTATATCTTTTCCAAGTCGTAACAAAACATTAAAAAATACACCAGAAGTTGACATTAAGAATAAAGTGCGCGAATTAGAAGCCGCTAATATTAATATTGAGAATAAAGTACGTGAATTGCGAAATGCGTTAATGCTACCATTACCAAAAGAACCACAAATGGAAACAATCGTAGAAGTAGATGAAACAGCGGAAATTGATGGGGGTGCGAAAAACGACGAAGAATTAAAAACAATCACGACCATTAAGGAAATTATAGCGCAGACACCAGGTGTTTTAACTGATGCTGACATAACAAAAATAGAAGATTTGTTAAAAAATATACCCGGAGATTCATTCAAAAAAGAGGTTGCTATAATAAATGAGATTGTATCCGAATCTAAAAAATACAATGTAAATACCATTCAAATTGAAACGCTTGCTAAAGCTGTCGCCACGCCAATAATAAATCCCAAACCATCTGCTGACACGACAGTTGGACCTCTCCAACCAGAACCCGTTAAAGCGTCTTCGCCTGGTATTTTTAATAAGTTAAAAAACTTTACGCAAAAAAAACGACCTGTTAATACCGTGTCTCCTCCTGTCGCGCTCCTGGAAGATCATGCAGTCCTTGCTAGTTCCTTTGTAACCCTTGCTAACGCACTAAGCCCTGACACCACCGATAAATCCTCCGATACCATCGTCCAAGTACCTAAAGTGGAGAAAGACCTTTTAGAAGCAATTGATAAGATTAGAAACGACAACTCGTGTTTCGCAGATGAAAACAGAATAACTGGGACGTTCTATAACCAACTCGAAGCGTATAAAAAAACTTATGCAAAGTTAACTGTTGCTGATATGCGCTCATTTGGTGAATTAGAGCCAGGACTTAGAAAACGAATACTCGAATGTACTGTTGAAATAAAAAAAGCGGCACAAATAGTACTCGCCGATTATGAAAAACGATCGTCAGCTCTATTATCAACGAAAGATAGATTGTTTAATCGGTTCACGCGAAAAAATTCGGGTAAAGATTCGGAAATAAGTGATATATTAGATAGAGTAAAAGATGCGTCAGGAGACGAACTAGAAACAATCATATATACATTAAGAGATGCCTTATCAAAACCAGATGATAAACAAGTACGATTCGATGCGTTAGATAGACAAATTACTCAATATAAAGTACTATTGGCCTCCAATCAAAAAGAACTATCCGCAGCAACTGAGGACGTTGAAAAGGAAGTAAAAAAGAAAATCGCTGATATAGAAAAAACTATAGCAGACAAGACTAAAGAGAAAGATAATGTTAAGAGCACAATCGAAGAGAATGTAGACCTTATATTATATTGGTTGAAGACCGAAAGAGAACATTCGGAAAATCTCATAAAAGCCAAACAAATAGAATTAAAAAAGGGTAAATCTCCAGCAGAGAAAGTTGTTATTAATGATGATATTAAAAAGTCTACTGATCGGATAGCTCTTCTCAAGAAGAATGAAAGGGATGTGTTCTCTATAAAAGGTCTTAAAAATATAAAAACTGCAAATAATAGAACTTTGAAGCAACGACTATTTGGTGATAAAGAGAAAGATTCCGAAGCGTCGGATTCCGGTGAAAAACTAGGCTTCAACAACAAATCAGAGGTAGTAATAAACCCATTCAATATTTTAGACCAATCAAAGGAGTTTGTACCAATTGTAATTGAAGGTGACGAAATATACATTAATAATATCCGAATAGATGGGTCCGGAGAAGTAAAAAGACAAGAATGGAATAAGGCGAGGGGGGACATATTGGGTCTGGAGCCACAAAAAGGTAATACATTACCCAGTTTTGATGCGGGTAAATTGACATTTAAGGTTTATAAACGGGGTAAGGTCAGCATCCAGTTAAATGATGGTCCTGTAGTTTACATAAATAACAAGGCTGAATTAGAAAAGTTCAAAGATGATAGTAGAAAACCAACCCAGAAGCCTTCTCTGTTGTCTCGCATAAGTAACCCGTTTAAGAATATGTTTGGATCAAACAATAGTAGCAAAAAGGAGGAAGAGGAACAGGAAAATGAGGAACAGGATCAGGAAGAAGGAGGTGTTGAAGGACTGTCTGAAGAAGGAGAACAGGAAGAAGGAGGTGTTGAAGGACTGTCTGAAGAAGGGGAACAGGAAGAAGAAGGGGAAAGAAGCGGACCAGTGTTTATTGATAACGGAGTAGTAAGAAGCGAACAAAGTGAATCAAAAGACATGATGTAAATTAAACTGGTCCAGTCCGTTTGTAAATATATCGATTATAAATAAGAGTTTAATATACCAATATTATATACATAAAATGTGCTGGAATAAGGATGTCTCATTAAATACATTCTTATTTAGTGGATTCATATTACTACTGGTAATATACAACAATAACTACACACAATACAAGTCATGGGGACTGGATAATTTCTGGATGTATGTGTTTTTCGCGTCGTTCATTCTCATGCAGTTAATCGAGTATTTTATATGGCGAAATATAGACAACGCGTTCTATAACAACGTGTTTTCGGTAATGGCAACTGTCTTAATAACGCTACAACCCGTTGCGAGTCTCATGTTATTGAGATCAACTGATTTAAGGAATACTATGCTTGGTGCATACTCCACACTATCGATACCATACGTTATATATAAATTATTCATTGTAAAAACGAATCCGCACTCCGAAATAACCAAAAAAGGCCACTTACGTTGGAGGTTCTTGGATACAACACCTATAGTACCAGTGATTTGGTTCTCCTTCTTCTTTTTTAGTTTTATTTACGAAAAGATATGGGGAGGCATAGGACTCGGATTATTGGCATTGGCGCTATCGTATTATAACTACAAAACCGATCAATCTATGTTCTCAATGTGGTGCTGGATGGTAAATACGGTTATGATATACTACGCAGCCAACCTGATTTTCTTCTTGCCCTACAAAGAACTCTTTGCTCTATAATGTAGTATGTCAACACGACCAACATTCGTCGTAGGAAATTCGTCAACTCCATACGCATCTTGCATCAGTAACCATTCGAACATACCACCGGCGTAAACATAGACGTCTATGATACCGAGAGCAAGCAGCTGCGTTTGTTTTTGGACGGCCGACAAATCACATGAATTTCTACCATACACGATGACGGGTAGATCAGGTGAAGTATAATCATTCAATTGCGTATTAATCACGGACTCTTCCTTATCAGTAGGGGTTGTGCCGCGTATTAAAATGTCTTGTTCTCCAATTGGAAGCGTATTTATTATAATATATCGTGTTGGATTCTTTATTGCAATTTTCATATCCTCAAATCCGACAAGTTTTTTAGGAGGAGTTTTAAATAAGAACATTCAGTTGTTTATTATACATCTATTATTTTTATATCATCTGAATATATAAAAATAATGTTTTTCAGTTGTTTCAAGACTATGTTCCGGAAAACTAGGAAATCCACGAAGAAGACGAAGAATAAGACCAGACGTAGACGTATGAAGGGCGGATGAGGCGATTCCGGAGGGCAGAGAACCAAACCCTCTCCTTTACAGATATAATGAGTTTTGTTTAAATATTTCCATTGCGTGACGAATATGATGGAATCTAAGGTTCCTTCTATACTGAAAAATGGATTTGGCTACACCTTTCCAAAGGTGTATTGCAAACCAATATAAAACTAAATTGCTATACATTACATGTCATCTATAGCAATTCTTACGGCCGTCGGGTTTAGTGCGTTACACTTATTCTCGGTTTTATTCACACCCCTATTATTTGCCGTGCGTTCATTAGGTTTGCACTATTATATTGTACGAAATGACGATGAAAAGACGCGGGCGGTAACTAAGGTTCTCCAGGCAACAGCCATAAACTCAATTACAATATTCCAACAAGGGAACTATCAACCATCCGGTTGTTTTATAAACAGTAACTGCATGGGATATTATGTGTATTCTAGTTCATATGGCGGTTCTTCTGTAGAAATACACTTATTTGCGAGGGAATCATATTTCAAGTCATTGGTGGAAACTGTAAAATCTCCGATTTCGTTTGCAAAAACACAAACACAAACACAAAAAACCCCAGTGTCGAATTCAATAACGGTGTTTTCACGCATGGGGTCTTATACAAATATATACTATAGTCCCACACGAATTGAAGTCCACGATTTTGAACCACGAGGCCAGCAAGGTGAGGTAGTTGATAGTATTTGTGATTCATTCGCAAAACATAAACGTGGCGTATTTTTTATTCACGGAGTTAGTGGAGCGGGCAAAAGTACAATCGGTATGCTAATAGCAAATCGGCTAAAAGGCACATTTTGTCACACATTCAATCCTACAGATCCGGGCGACACGATCCATCATTTATTACGTGATTCGGAACCATCGGAAGAGCAACCTACTATTATTTTATTGGAAGAGGTGAATACTATGATTCGTGAGCTACATGAAAATCGGATTCAAAAGCATAAGAATGTGACGACATGTATTCATAACAAGAGTACATATAATACATTTATGGACGATTTAATATTATATAGAAATGTGATGATTATAATGACGAGTAATGAGAGTAAAGAAAAAATGGATGAACTTGATCCGTGCTATCTGAGGAAAGGACGTGTTAGTGAATATTATTCAATTATGGAACCGTTGCCGATTTAACCCGAATCCACCTTTGAGAAAGGTATATTTATGCTATTTGACCCCCTATTTCTTTTTTAAACACAGCAAGCTTCTTCCGCCTTCCACTGGAGGATCGCACCGCCAATATCGTTAAGCATCCCCAAGTTATAGTCACCTATCCACGCCCGACCGAAATTCATCCCACCCGCCTCTATCAACGCACACAAGTCGTCTACGTGGCGCTCAATCTTTACACTATAGCCCTTTAGTTCAACCATTGTGTTTCCGCACGACAGTAGGTAGATACATAGTAGCGACGGCACACAGAATGCATCCTCAATCTTCGGGAAGTGGTCTTGCAGTTCGGCGAAATCGCCTTCGTCGCCCATCCGAATCTCTAGACTCGGCCCGATGTGGTCTCCTTCGAGCCAGCTACGCATTGTCTGTGCATCGTAGGGACCGGCGACAACGCCCTTGTTAGTATAGTACCAGGTTCCCTTAAGTGCCTTACGCTTCGCAAGGTTTCTGACGATCGGCTTCGCCTTCTTTATTTCCCCGAAGTTTTCGGGCTTCGTGTCGGAAGCAAATGATAGACGTCTAATGGCTGACATGTTTGGTTGTTAGTTGTTAGTTGTTAGTTTGGTTGGTTTTAGTGCTATAAAAATCAGTAACTCGACAACTAAATTCAATTTTCCCTGCTTTTGTGTTGATTTGACGTTCTCGAAGATTAATTGGGTTCTACCTTTCCCCAGAGGTAGATTTGGCTCCACCTTTTCCAAAGGTGGAAAAAATTGAAACAATATAATTTCCGTTAATTATATAGTAAAATACAATCTATAATGGATCTCAAACAAACCAAACTCACCAAAATCGAATGGAATAATACAGAAGTTCCAGTGGACCCCGACGAAATGCGCATCCTCCAACTCATCCGTGATGGGTATCATGACGTAAATACCAAGTCAAACGTAAACCAATCAATGTTTCAAGTTGTGAAAATCGAAGTGACTCCAGAGAACGAGTCACATCTATATCAATTATATTTCGAAAAAGATGTAAAATCAACAATAAAAAAATACGGAGATGCTATGGTTACCTATGTGCCCGCACTAGCTCAAATGAAGCAACCAAAAAAGGTAGATACGATTCGCCTACAAAACATGGACGCAACGATCGAAACAAAACGCGATATTATTTTCGAGTATGTTCTGTTGGATTTGGCACGCTCGATTATGAAGGCAATCGTAAACAAAACATCAAAATATGCTCTCGCCCTTTATACGGTGATTCAGCTGAAGAAGTGTACGATTCCGAACGTTAATAAATATGTACTAGAGTTTGTTGATAAAGTCACCAAGATTGCGAATGATATGACGTCTATTGCGAGTGTCATTCATCGCGCGTACGAATTCATTGAGAAGAACCCAACACTCCTTAAATACGAAGATGCGGCACTGTTTAATCACCAGAAGCGGCTGTTTACGATTTTTAAACAGAAACCGACCACACCCAAACTGGTTCTTTATATTGCGCCGACGGGAACTGGAAAAACATTGTCTCCAATCGGACTATCCGAGCAATTCCGTGTCATATTCATTTGTGTTTCGCGCCATGTCGGTCTGGCTCTCGCAAAATCATCGATTAGTATGGGTAAGAAAATTGCCTTCGCATTCGGTTGTGAAACGGCGTCAGACATCCGATTGCATTTCTTCGCATCGGCGAATCATACGAAAAACACGAGAACAGGTGGTATTTGGAAAGTGGATAATAGCATCGGTACCAAGGTCGAGATTATGATATGCGACGTCCAGTCGTATTTGACTGCAATGCATTATATGTTGGCGTTCAACCAAGAGGAGAATATCGTGACGTATTGGGATGAGCCGACGATTACTATGGACTATGAGGAGCATGATCTCCACGCGCAAATTCACCAGAACTGGACTGAGAATAAGATATCAAAGATGGTCCTATCATGCGCTACGTTACCCCAAGAGGCTGATATTATGGAGACGATTTGTGATTTCCGAATGAAATTTGATTGTGCTGACATTCATACGATCAATAGCTATGATTTCAAGAAGACGATTGCGGTTGTAAATAAAGATGGTATGTGTGTTCTACCACACTTGTTATATTCGGATTATTCGGAACTTATGAAGTGTGTGCGGCATTGCGAGAGTAACCGGACGCTATTGAGGTATTTTGACCTATCGGAGATTATCCGGTACATCAAGTATGTTTCCAAACACGATTTATTGGATAGTGAATACAATATTGACACATATTTTACGAGTATCGCGGACATTACTATGAACTCATTGAAACTCTATTATTTGGAGTCGCTGAAGCATTTGGACCGCGAAAAGTGGTCTGACGCACACGAGAATCTTAAGAGTACACAAGAACTTAAATTCGATTCTGCAGGTGGTATTAAATTGACAACGAATGACGCACATACATTGACAGATGGACCTACGATATTCTTGGCAGATGATGTCGAGAAAATCGGGAAATTTTATATACAGAACTCAAGTATTCCAGCGAGTGTATTTGATAATATCATGGAGCGCATAGAGATCAACAATGATCTACAAGAGAAAATTACAAAACAGAGGCAATTGTTAGATGATAAATTAGGAACATCCAAAGACACGACGGATGACAAGGATGTGGATAAGAAGAACGCACGACGCGAGAAATTGGATCCGGAAATTAGTAAAATCTCCAAAGATCTAGAGAAGCTCCGCGAACAGATAAAGAGTGCGAACTTAGATTCGAAATACATTCCTAACACGAAAGAACATCAGAAGGTATGGACGAAAACCCACGTAGACAGTGCATTCGTTCCACATATCGAGGAGTCGACAGTTAAAGAGATTATGGAGTTGGACGTACCAAATTCCATGAAAATTCTGCTACTTCTAGGAATCGGGATGTTTGCGACGAATCCGAACACACAATACATGGAGATTATGAAGCGACTCGCATACGAACAACGACTATTCTTGATTATTGCATCATCGGATTATATTTATGGGACCAACTACTCATTCTGTCATGGGTTTATCGGAAAGGATTTGACGCATATGACACAGCAGAAGATTATTCAGGCGATGGGGCGCATCGGGCGTAATAAAGTCCAACAGGAATATACGATCCGTTTCCGCGACGATGAGATTATGATGAGATTGTTTATGCCTGTGACGCATAACTTGGAGGCGATTAATATGTCAAAGTTGTTCGCTGCGTAATTATATTAATCCTTCATATAAATAAGATAAGGCGTCAAGTAAATACTCATAATTAAAAATACTATATTAGTATCATAACTGGTTTGGTTCAGCAGCGCGCTCATTGTAACTGCCATGATTACTAGAAAACTATCTCCTAACAAAGCATTTACACCCGCTTCTTTTGCATAACCCTTGAAAAAATCTAACATATCATTTGCGCCTCTAGGAATACTGGAAAAGAAAATATAAAACAAGAAGTCAAAGATTATTTGAATTGTTACACATACAGCGGCAAATGCTGTCAGACCGATCTGTAGACCACTTTTAAAAACTAGATATCTTCCTAATAATATATATAAAACACCAATCAATATATCCGCAATCATAGCTGATAATCTATATTTTTTATACCATGTTTCTAAAGATTTGACGTCGACAAAAATTTTCGCAAAAGTAGCAAAAATTATAAGTAAATCGGAATAAATGTTGGCTGTTATTATAGGTATGTATTCAAATTTATTATTATAATCGATCGTGGGTTTCAACCCTGTCATTTTTTCAATGAAAAAAGTAAATACAAAAAGTAATACAACAATTAATAGTCCGAGCATGTTATAAACTAAACGAATATAATATCGGGGAACCTACGGTTCTAGACCGCAAAGCGGTCAACTGCGCCTTCGGCGCAACCCGAACCCCTCCCTTTGTATTCGCAAATGAAAGGAGGAGGTAAGGGGCGCGCATTAGGCCTGCGACGCAGTCGCAACACCGGCTTCGCCGCTAGCAGTTGAAAGGGAGGGGTTCAGGTTGCGCCGAAGGCGCAGTTGACCGCTTTGCGGTCTAGAACCGTAGGTTCCCTGATCTATACTAAATTGGTTGATATAGATTCGGTCTTAATCATTATATTATGTTCCGGTTGTTGTTCCGAATCAATCGGTAACAAGATTGCAATACCTATCGCCGTAAGGGTGTGGAAGATACTTGTGCCCCAATAGTATTCTAAATATATAGTTTCCAATTTACATGTGAATCCTACGACCATTAATAGCGAGCCGACCATAAACACTTTATTTCTCGCGTAATATGATCCAAGGGTTACCATATTCAGAACCATTATAGTACCGGTTATCGGAACCAAGTTAAACCGGTAATATTGCACGATCGTGTCAGCATGGCCTAAGTATATCGCGGTTGAAATATAGATAACAAACATCGTGTCTACGGCATATATCATATACCATTTGTTCTCCGCTTTCGGTAGTATACTAAGTGAAACGATAATTATAATCCAGAAGATGCAGGTAACATCTATGAAATTGATAATCGGATTCGAATTCGCCCATAGCCCGAAACTGACAACTGACAAAGTTACTAAAGGACCTTTAATAGAAAGGGGCGCATCTGGCAATGCATAACAAATGGAGGTCCATGAATTCGCTGGATTATTGACTATCCATGCACCATTCGATGCTGGTTGGGATGCAATATATCCGCCGATTATAGATACAATAAGTGATATTAGAAATTTTATTTTGCTTTTATTTTCGGAAAACAGCATTTGTATTTGCATTTGTATTTGTATTTGTATTTGTATTTGTATTTGTATTGTTTATGTATAACACTACAAAAAAATACAGACATATACTTATAAAATAAATTGTGAATGTATTTTATTGCGCAAAGTATGAGTATTTCGAGAACATAAATGTAAAAGATGTTAAATGTTATTTTATTTATTTATATTATAATGAATAAAATGAAAGTAGCTCTATGTATGAGAGGCGCCGTCTCTAAAACTGATGGCGCATTTTCTTGCAAAAATGATTTATACTCAAATGCTGAATATGTTGATTATAATGCATGTTACAACTCTATAAAAAAACATATTATTGATTCAAATACGAATAACTTTTCAATCGACGTTTTTTGCCATGGATGGAATGTAGATTTAGAAACGGATCTTGTAATCAAATATAAGCCAGTAAAACACAAATTTGAAAATAATTCGAATTACAATGATTATATTTTAAAATTATGTAAACATAAAACTGATTTTGGTGGTATCAGTCAAGCATTAGCTTTTAAAAAGGCAATCGAATTAAAAGAAGAATACGAAACAGAAAACAATATGCAATATGATATAGTAATATTGTATAGATATGATGTATTATTATGGAAAGATATGATTTTGAATGAATATACAAATTTGCACGATACTATATATGTAAACGCACATCACAATGGAAATGGCGATTTTCATTTTGTAATGAGTAATCGCAAATCGACTGTGTTTAAAAACTTAATAGATTCTATAACTTCTGGAAATAATTGTATAGTACATTTTTGGATAAAAAACTACATTCTTAATTATATGAATTCCAAAATTAAAACTGACAGTATAGTTCCTGGCGTTAATCAAGAGGCGATTCGTAAAATATATGAATATTCAATTAAACCAAATCATTTAAGTATAGAGGTATTTAATTCTTACAAATAATTCTTAACATATGCAAAAAATCATGTAATTAAGTCGTTAAATAATTATGCGTATAAATATTTATATAGAAACATAAAATTGATTTCGAACAGATGTTAGGAAGCGATAGATAAAAAATGACCAAATGTATTGTATGTCTAGAGGAGGGGAAGTATAACAGGCGTAACGTTCAGTGTAATCACGCACCAGATTATGAAATACAATACTTATCCGACCCTATAATGTGCGCCGCCGCAATTACGATGTTGTTATTTCTCGGGCTGATCCAGTACTCTGCCACTTTGAATATTGACATGGATGAATCACGCACATGAAATGGTAATGAGCGAGAGCAGTTCCGATATGCCAATAACTATGTAAATAATACCGAGGATCTTCTACATAATTCGGACACAAATCATTTGCATGTAGATATCGCTCATACCCCCAACAGTATACTGCGGCAGAAATAAAAACAAGCGCTTTTAGCAAATCCATTTTTTGCTGAGGTGTCTTTTGTATATGGAACACGACTATATAAACTGGCGTTAGGATCTGACATAAAAAAAACGACACGAATATACTATATGCACCAAGCATAACATATAGGATCCATACGATAGCGGTTAATACAGCGTATTCGCTGGATGGTCCATATACATCCACAAAATAAAAATATGCTAGTAGACTCATTGCGATTTCGTCTGCAAGTTCTCCCAAATAGGAACCAGAAATATGAAAATATAAACTACCGAGTCCTACGGCCGAAATGAGCCAACCACGCGGAGCCTGGGCGTGCGCTACAAAAAACGCTACATTACTGATACTATTTGTAGTTTCGTATGGATCCGATTGGCGTTCACACCATTCTACCAAGCTCATTTTATAAGTAGTAACCTAACTACTTTTTATGTTTTTTCGTTTTATTGTTTTTCCTTTTACCACCTTTAGACCTTGTCCGGTTATTAGACCCAGATGATAGTTCAGGCGAAGTTGAAATATCACTACTAGATATTTCATTAGATATTTCACTACTACTACTAGGCGACGCATATTTAGGTTTAGACCTCGTTTCTAATATATGTGTTAGGTCCATCTCTTCCAAGTCTGGTAATGCGTCTTTTTCTTCTTTGATACGACGTCGTTCTTCTTTGATACGACGTTGTTCTAGATGTTGTTCTGTTTTGATCCGGCGTTGTTCTCTTTTTATCCGACGTTGTTCAGCATGGATTTCGTCTATGATTGTTTTGTATAATTTATATAACTCACCCTTATTATTATTTATCATGTTAACCGTTTCACGCCGCATACGACCTGTTTGAAGTTGTTTTAATTCTATGATCATTTTGTTTACATTATCGTCTTCTTCTTCCTCCAATCGATCATATTCTTCCTCCAATCGGTCGTATTCTTCCTCCAATCGGTCGTATTCTTCTTGAAGATTAAGATTTTTGCGAGTTTTTCTACTTAACTTGCGAATTTTTTTCTTAATACCAGAAATTGGATCGGTCTCCATTAACGTATACTGACAAAAAAAAATCATACATGCTTGGTGCTTGATTGACCGTACCCATATTTCCGTTTCGCGCGTTTCGCCAATCGGAATGCCTTACCAGAATGGTCGCATCCTTCCTCTAAAATCTTAAAGTCTACCGCCGCAGCTTTACCCGCGGTCAACGAACTTCCTAAACGCGCATACCCCCATGATTGGGCGGTTTGATTCGGGCGAGAACCCGACGAAAAATAAGCACCCTCGCCCTTGGCAACGATCTTCTCCAATGCATCTATAGAGCATCCGGTCGCGCGCGATAGCTCCTCTGATGGTGCAATAGAATCCACACCATATATCTTACGCGCCTTCTTAACATGATCGGACTCTTTGCTTTGGAATGACGAAACCTTCTTACGGGTATAGTATTTACCCTGTTTATACATCTTACGAGACTTTGCTAACATTTTTAGTTGGGTCGCCCGATCCTTTCTACTTAGGCGTTTGGGAAGATACCGAATCGGGATCATTATAAAATATACATAGTTATTATTCTTTTTTGGATGTATTATAAATAGCGCCAATACTCAATAATGGCATAGCAATCGGCCATAATGCCCCTGAAGCCACTCCAATAAACGAATATCCGATTATATTTACAAATGATGTGGTCTGAGAATTGCTATCAGCAAAAAATTCTCCAAGAATTCCAACACTAAATCCAACCCAAGTCGAGACAAAAATCATAGGCGTCCTCATCTCTAGATATATATTATTTATTTTTCCGTATACAGAATCATGAGCTTTCTTGTCGGTCATATTTATATGATTCGTAATAAATTCTTTATGTAGTTTATTGAAAACACCTAGGGCAAACTTTGTCTACGCACTATTACCTATATAAAATAAAAGGAGGGGGTTAGGGGGGACCATTGGTCCCCCCTGTAGATCCGAACCCAGACGCACCACGTAAAGTCTCATCATTCAACTCATCCACAATTGATACAACGATCGGTACCAGCCCCGGCGCACAAATCTGAACGAGGCGGGCACCCGCTTGTGCCGCACAATCCGTATTCGTATCGAACGCACCAATAAGATTACCCCTATATCCAGAATCAATGATACCTACTGAATTTGCGAGACGAAGCTCGGTATTGGAAAGACTCGATCGAGGATACATATAAAAGCCAGTACCATAAAACTTACCACTATCGGTTACCATCAACGCCTTGCATTTAACACCAAAGTCGATTTTGGTTACTTGTCCGGAAAAACAAGACGTGTGCAATGGTGTAATAATATCAAACCCAGCATTCTCAGTCTGTTGATTATGTGCCTGTGCCATTTGAATGTATCTATGTTTGAGCTCCGGGTGGGTAACGCAAATACACAGCGACATGTATTTATCATATTTCGTAATTAAATCATTGTTGAATACGTATGTCATATTATAAGTTTTATAATATGATGTCTTTATACTGTTTTTTTATGTGGCGGCTATTCTATATACACATGTTAAGTAGAGACGATTCAAGGTATATTAATATGTCTACAAAACCAGCTTGTTATCCTCCATTTTTGCATCGGTTCATGATATGGTTAGGGTTCTGGAAAAAAGAAAAAACAGACGATGAGCCTATAAGTATACTAGATGAACTCGTTTAGCACACGCATATAGGAGGGGTTCGGGGAACCTAAGGTTCCCTGACCTTACCTTGCATATGCAATCGCATACGGATTGCCCTGAAGAGCACTCATAATATCCGGTGCATTACGGTCCATCTGAATCGTCTGGTAAAGTGGGACCGCACCACTAACACGACCGATTTGGTCTACCGACGGTGTTGGTGCCGCACCCTTCTGGGTGAGTGGGCGATTATTAAGGAGATACGCATCCTTGTGTTTAGCCGCCATATTAACGGTTCCACTAAACACATTAGTGTTTCCGTTACCCATACGTCCATTAATTGTCGAGGACTTAATATCATTATTCCTTTGGTTCTCCTCTGCATCATACCTACGCATCTCTTTCGAATTAGATGCGCTGGACCCACCTGAGTAGTAGAAGTCACCCGTAGTCGCACGAGCGGTTTGTGCTTGTTGATGGTCTGATGTGGCGTAGCCGCCACCACGTTGGTTGGCGTTGATATTCATGTGGAATTTAGAGTTCTCAGTTGTTTCACGAATGGTCTTGGCGGCAAGCTGCGTGGGATCAAATAAATATGTGGCTGCGACCGATGACTTGGCATTCTGGTAAGGACGTAGACTACCGATCGTGTTCTCCTTCCTGGATGGTCGGAGAGCATCGAGAAGGGGGGCAACGGCAGCTCCGAATGCACCACCAACAGCTCCGAAATACTTGTCTTGTGTGTTCGCCGACCTGTTATTCGGGTAGGCCATTTTACCCTTGACACCATAATCGGAGTCCGTGGGGCTCCCCTTACCATTTGCACCTGCTGCAGTGAAAGGAACTGCTCCCAATTGCATTCTATGAGAGGGCATGTGTTCGCCATCCACATAAATAGTAGAATTGCCGTATGCCGCCCCACCTGCGTACGAAGCTGACGTTTCGGGTCTAGATACATCCTTCTCGACTGGAATAGATCGCATCATGGGACCTTTTTCCAAACCGGTTGTAGTCAAATAACGATCGCTTGTAAACTCGAATGTAGTATCAACACGATTCTTCTCTTGAATTCCCTGTTGTGCGGTTTTCTTAATATGGCTATTCGCTGGGCCGGCGTAATCGAGGATCATATTGCCGCTCGATTTAGGGTTAGTAGCAACACGAAGTTCGTCAACTGTCTTCTCACGCCATGCGTCGCGCTCCATCAGCCCCGAATTAAAACCACCACTACCGGCGGCAGTAAATCCTAAACCAAGTCCCGGAGCGACCCTCTCTTCCTCGAATGGCTTTACATTCGCCATTCTCATGCTCGGATTCACGCGGGACCTCATGAAGTCAGTCGTGTTAGGCGCTCCATTCGCCCACTGTTGATTTTCGCTGGGTGAAAAAAGAGGTGCACGCTCTTGTTTGGATAGTATCTGAGAACCGGCTCCGGTATAATTATCCATTATAGATTCAGATGACTTGGCATCGATTGTGCGGGTTCGTATATTACCTCCGAAAAAAGGTACCATGTTATTATGTCTAAAATAATTCTCGTCCACTTGTTCTCCGGTGATAGAACTATATTTTGTGGTGTTCGTAGATTCGGCGGGTGGCCTGAAATACTTGTCAGTGTAAGCCTGTCGACCATCATATTGATTTACCGTAGACAACTTGGACGTGGGTTCCGATTCGCTAGGTTGCATGCCGAAATTTTGATCGGGTATATCGACGTTTGGTAGACGTGACATATTCGTAAATCCACACTTTTCTTTTTGATTTTTTGCTATATATAATCCGCCCATTGCGATTAAAGGTATTGCGAGTTCCATATATTGTATACAAATATAAAATATAACAAATGTATTACATATATTGAACGAAGAACGATTATTCCAACTAAATGATGATTATATATAAAGGAGGGATCTAAAGGGAACCTTGGTTCCCTTTCTGCATAAGTCTCGTAGATTCATTTGCCAAAAAGGGTGTACTAACGGGAGTAGGCGCTCCTGCAATACCACCGGCTAAGACGGGAACGGGCATAGTGTCTAATTGCATCCATCGCGTGTGTTCTAAATCGCGAAGAGTCCACGCCGGATTAGAAGCCCGTGTTTCATCGATAAATGCGGTCTTGGAACCATAGTTGGTTGTGGAAGTGCTCGGCATAGTCGAGCCATATTCGACAGTACGGTTCGTGTTTTTACGTGTTATTCCGATTAAATCACTTTCCAAATTAGTGGTATTTGATCGTAAATTTGCACCCCATCGCTGTAATCTGAGTTGTGGATCTTCGAAGAATGGTGTCTCGACGCCCGGACCGGGAGCATTCAACTGATATTGGCTGGCTCCAGTCATCTCTTGTAATTTCTTTTTTATTCTGGCGGAGTCATCATTAAAACGTGTAAGTGACATTATATATAATAATATCAGGAAATAAATATAAACATCGTCACGTATTATACACAAGTAGAAATGTTGCTAAATATGATTGTTAAAAACGAGAGTAAAATCATTACTCGGTTGTTTGATTCGATTATTCCAATCATTGATAGTTATTGTATTTGTGATACAGGAAGCACGGACAATACGATCGAAATAATCAAGGCGTATTTCGATAGTAAACAAATTCCTGGAAAAATAGTACAAGAACCATTCGTCGATTTCGGATATAATCGCACATTTGCATTGGCACAATGTACCGATATGCCCGCGGAATATATTCTATTGATGGATGCAGACATGGTTCTCCAATACGGATCCGATTTTGATAATGAAGCATTCAAACTATCACTTACACAAAATCAAGCACATTATATAATGCAAGGCACTAGTGAATTCAACTATAAGAATGTGCGTATTGTCAAGAATCGTCATGGCATTAAGTATTGGGGCGTTACGCACGAATACGTCGAGGTTCCGAGTGGCACGACGTATGGTTCATTTGGACCATCATTCTTGTTTATAAATGATATCGGCGACGGCGGTTCAAAGGCCGACAAATTCCTACGTGATGTCCGATTACTTACATCCGCACTTGAAAAGACACCTGATAATGATAGATATACTTTTTATTTGGCAAATAGTTATAGAGATTCCGGACAAAAAGTGAAGGCGATAGAGACATACAAACGTCGTGCGACACTAGGAGGGTGGATTGAGGAAGTATGGTATAGTTTCTTTATGATCGGACGTTTATACATGGACCTTGGAGAACAAGAGAAAGCTGTATATTATTGGATGGAGGCATACAACGCGTTCCCTAAGCGAATAGAGAACATATACGAAATAGCAACTCACTATAGAAATCGTGGTAAAAATGAACTCGCATACACTTTCTATAGGATAGCAGATAAGAAACGTGGTGAGAACACAGGAAACGACTATTTGTTTATGGAAAAGGACATATATAATTTCAAATTGGATTATGAATTATCTATAATCGGGTATTATTGTAATACAGACAACTATGACTTGGCAAAATGCTGTATGAATTTGCTGGCATATCCATTTGGTTTTTCGCACTTGACAAATAATGTCCTAAGTAATTACAAATTCTATAGCGAGGTCATCCCTGGAGAAACACGATTTAAGAAATGGAGCGAACAACTGAATAGCACGCGGCATTCGTCGCGACATGGATTATTACATAGTAGCACGCCATCTGTTTGTAGGTTAAATGGAGAACTTATCTATAATACGAGATTTGTGAATTATAAGATTGACGAAAACGGTAATTACAATAACGGAGATTACATAGAGACAATCAATGTCTTGTCGCGCGATTCGATTGAAGTTATATTTAAGCATGATAAATCAAGAGACAACCGTTATATTGGCGTAGAGGACATTCGGTTATTCGCACACAAAGGCAAATTACTATATAATGGAAACCGTGGCGTGAATGATGGCGTGGCAATAGAGCATGGCGAAATCGACATAATGACAGGAGAGACCAAGTCAGTTATTTTAACGATACCGATCCAGAAGAAAATAGAGAAAAATTGGGTATTGTTTGAGGACGCGCACGGTAACTTAAAGTGCATTTATGGATGGCATCCACTTATTATCGGTGATATAACAAATAATAGATTAGTTCAAACGCACGAATTCACCACCTCAATCATTTTTGAGCGTTTTCGGGGATCCACAAATGGTGTGCGAGTAGGCGACGAAATGTGGTTTATATGCCATGTGGTGTCGTATGAGAACCGGCGATTCTATTATCATACTATGGTGGCATTGGATATAAATACATTTAAGATCAAGCGATATACTCCATTTTTTACATTTGAAAAGGAATGCGTGGAATATACATTGGGCTTCGTTCCGTATGGAGACGATGAATTCCTTATTGGGTATTCGCGTATGGATAAAACAACGGAATATAAGTCGGTAAAGAAGAGTTGGTTTGAAGCAATGTTCCGACGACTCGACTTCTAGTAAGGGGAACCCATGGTTCCCCTTAAACCCCTCCTTTTATAAGTCAATAAATCGCGGTGTAGGCGTAAATCGTAAATACAAGAGGGTTAAATCGGAGCCATTGTTGCAGTTTTACACGCCCCGAACGATCTTCGATGCCACTGGGTAATACCATGTTCCCGGATACCAGCCATATGTTTTGCAGTGCCGTAACCGACATTCTCGTGTAGTGAGTATCTGGTTTTCAACAACGGATATTGTTCGCATAGATCCAATATGTATTCGTCGTGTGCGTTTTTAGCCAAAATCGACGCGGCGGCAATGAACGAATATGTTCCGTCACCCTTTTCCACGGTAACGCTAGGTATTTCACGTAGAGTCTCTGTAACCGTATCAAATGTAGTATATGGTGGGAAATCATTACCATCGATTACTAACATAACACCGTCGCCAGATACATTCTGGGTTTTATTCAATACTTGACGTATAGACTCGCGCATGCCTTTCAACACGGCTTGGCGGATATTAATTTCATCGATTTCAGATGCCTCTATGAATTGGATGTGCCACGCGATTGCATGCTGTTTAATATAATCGGATAATTCACGCATTTTCGTCTTGGATTTGATTTTTTTACTATCTTTCATCCATTCATGGTGAAAGGATCCATCTTTAGGTAGAATTGCGGCGGCAACATACAGCCTACCGAACATAGGGCCGCGAGCACATTCGTCCACACCAATTTCATAGACATTAGATGGATCGTATATCGGAAGTAATGACATTTTTTTATTTACGTATAATATATAAGTAATGTTTAACTTCAATTTTAAATTAAAACTAACGCCACTATGGTTATTTCTGATATTATTGGCGGTTTTAGTAATTGCGGTTATATTTGGCGTAAACTCGTCTAATAAAGAAGGGTTGGAGGGCACGCTTAAATTTCAGAAAGCCGATGCTGCCTTAGTATCTGTTAGGGTCCCTTGGTATCAGAATACACTATATAAGTTGTATGAAAATAATTTTGTAGATACGTTAACTGGTAATATAGTTCGTGTATATGAAGATGTTAGTGGGTACATTGGAAAATTTACCGTTACCGACAGGAGTGGTGTTACGACTGATTATAGCACTGGTAGTTGGACGTCTACCACCCCGAATGCGATAACAAATACTGTTAAGCCATGGTCTGTGTCGAATCCGGATAATTACGCAACACCTGAGATAACAAATACCGCTATCGCGTACATGCCGTGGGGAAAGGATACGTACATTCGTATATTTGGTGATAAATCTACTACATTCTTGATAGGTGGGTGCACGACCGGAGAAGATAATTGCTTGAATAAAAGTTTAGAGCATAGTGACACTGACGTTTCTCCAACAATCGAACCTGTATTAACTCAAGTGACTGACGCAACACAGAAATCGCTCGTTACGTATATAACGAGTAAATCCAAGTTAGCTGACGGTGTTTACTATGATCTTTCTGGATGTGTTTTTGTATTTAAATCAGTTGCTGCATCTACAACTCCAACTGATACAACCGGAACTACTGGCACAACCGGAACTACTGGCACAACCGGCACTACTGGTACATTAAATCCTCCTACTGCGGTAAGTGTAAAGAGGGGTAATGCTGCGATTACATTTACATTCAGTGCACCGACAACCGGTGACACGCCAGAGTCTTATGACATAACATCCGTTGAAACCCCAACTATAACTAAAAATGTGCTTCATACAACCGGTACCATGACTGGAACTATCACCGGATTAACAAACGGAACTGCGTATACATTTACAATAAAATCTAAAAAGGGTGCGACAACATCCGTTGCTACCGCTGCGACATCGGCAGTAATACCAATGGGGGATGTTGCCGTGGCGACAGCGAGAGTTAGTAGTGATGGAAAATCTGCGACTATTACAATTACACCTCCAGTTGGCGCAGTATCCGGAACTACCAAATATAAGACCACAGTACAAAAGAAAACGCCAAAAGATACTGGTGTTTTTACTACTGATACTAGCATACCAGCGTATACTGGCACAGAACTTACTCATACTATTAGCGGGTTAGTAGCAGATGAAGAATATCAATTTGATGTAGTTGTATTTGAAGGATTTCAGTCGAGGTTTGAAGGGTTCGGTCCAATTATGGAAGGGGCTGTCACAAATAGCATAATCGCTCTTCCTAATAGATTTACGCATGATAATGTTAATTATAATAGCGATCCACAAGATTGGCGCGACACGAATAATAATTGTATTAAAAAAGGCCAGCAGACGTCGGTTACAATAAAAAATCGCGCTGAAAATGCAACTATAACTGAGATTCTAGCAAAGAATAACGTAACGTCTCCAACTTGGATAGGAGGCACCGCCGAATCTGCTAGCAGATGGAGTTGGATAAACGATAATGTATTTTCATGGACGAATTGGTTAGATGGCAAAGATCCTGGTTTCGGACAGCATGGTCGTAATAGATTAGCCATTCAATCTGATGGTAAGTGGGTAGGCCAAGACGTAGAAAAAAATAGAAATCCTTATTTATGCACTTCGAATTTAGAAAGGTTTTCGATAATGGAAGGAATGGAGGGCGGTGCATTACAAATCATGATGTATAAGAGGGATGGCTCAGCTGGAGTTCCAATTACAAAAATGTCTGACATAAATGCCACCGTTGTAAATATTACAGACTTTAAGCCATGGTCTTTAAAGGTCAGTGCTACGAAATCAATATTGGTTATTCCTAAAAAGTTAAATACGTTTGTTGCTGTAATAAATAAAGACAGTGATAGTACTAAAAATAAGTATATGATTGAAAATCCTCGCATGTATACGCCATCTGTAATGTTAACGGTTGCTGGTGCGGATTCTGTAGATCCCTCTGCCGCCGCAGCCGCCGCTGCTGCCGCCGCCGCTGCAGGAGGCAAGACTGATAAGACTGAAGATGAATCTGAGTATTGGAAGAAGTATTGGTATTGGCAGACAAATGGCGAATCCAGCGATTATATTTTGAAGACACAAGTAATTCCGCCCGTTTGCCCCGCTTGTCCTGGGACATGTACTAGTGGCGGAACTTCAGGTGGCATAAACAGCGCAAGTTCTTCTAGTAGTACAATAAAATCGGTTGGCACAGACATTACTGGGGTAGCGAAGGATGTCGTCGCCGGCGGAACTGGATTGGCGAAGGATGCCGTCGCCGGCGGAACTGGATTGGCGAAGGATGCCGTTTCCGGTGGCGTCGGGTTAGCGAAAGACGTCGCGTCTGGTGGTGTCGGGTTGGCGAAAGACGTCGCGTCTGGTGGTGTCGGGTTAGCAAAGGATACCGTATCCGGAGGCGTTGGATTGGCGAAGGATACAGTTTCCGGTGGTATTGGGTTGGCAAAGGATGTCGCGTCAGGTGGTGTCGGATTAGTAAAGGATACAGTTTCTGGTGGTGTCGGATTAGTAAAGGATACAGTTTCTGGTGGTGTCGGATTGGTGAAGGATACAGTTTCTGGTGGTATCGGATTAGTTTCCGATATATTACCTAGAGGAGGTGGATCGGGATCTGGAGGTGGATCGGGATCTGGAGGTGGATCGGGATCTGGAGGTGGATCGGGATCTGGAGGAAGTGGATCCGTGCAAAATAAGAATGATGTATATACGTATAATGGTGCACTAACGAACAAGGCGCCTTCTAACTTTATGCCTGTAACTGCCAGTTTCAGTGCGTTCAGTCGATAAAGCATTCGTTTAAATTAATATAAAAATAAATGTTCTCAATATAACATGGAGAACATTACACAAATACTAGAAAGAGATGAAATAGAACGTAATATAAAGAAAATACTCAATGATTTCGACGCAAATTGTAAAAACGTTAATTATAATAAGGGTATATACATATACGGAGCTCCGGGAACTGGAAAGACTCAGTTCGTAACAAAAATACTAAATGAAATGAATTATGATATTATAAGATATGATGCGGGTGATGTGCGAAATACATCGTTAATCGATACTATAACTAGTAATAATATGTCTTCTCGCAATGTTCTACATATGATGAATAAAACCGTCAAAAAGATAATAATCGTTATGGACGAAATAGATGGTATGAACAGTGGAGACAAGGGTGGAATAACATCTCTTATAAAACTGATTCGCCAGAAGAAAACTAAAAAGCAAAAACTAGAGGATGTCACATTGAATCCAATTATCTGTATAGGCAATTATTTCTTGGATAAAAAAATGAAGGAATTGATGAAAGTATGCTATGCATTTGAATTAAAGACGCCTACTACTACCCAGATGTCCGTTTTATTGGCTAATATAATCCCGTCTGATTTGAAATTAAAATCGAAAGTTCTCGAATATATACAAGGCGATTTGAGAAAACTACAATTTATACAGAAAATTATATCCACGAATCCCGAATTATTAAACGAAAACTTGATCGATAACATACTACACATGAAATCTCATAATGAAGACTCCAAGAAAATAACCAAACACTTGATAAACCAGCCAATGACAATGAACGACCATGTAAAATTTATAAATGAAACCGATCGCACGATAGTTGCGTTGTTGTGGCATGAAAATATAATAGACGCCATAGCGAAGAAACCACAAGCCATTTCATATCCATTTTACCTACAAATATTGGATAATATGTGTTTTGCGGATTATATTGATCGCATAACATTTCAAAATCAGATATGGCAATTCAACGAGATGAGTTCATTGATGAAAACGTTTTATAACAATAAAATATATCATGATACGTTTCCTGATAATAAGGACCAATTTAATCCTGATGAGGTGCGGTTTACCAAGGTTCTAACGAAATATTCAACGGAATATAACAATCAACAGTTCATTTATGGCATGTGTTTGGATTTAGATATGGATAGGAAAGACGTGATTTCATTTTTCCAGGAATTACGAACATTTTATGGTAAGAATTTTCAGTCACAAGCGGATGTTTTAAATCAAGTTGAAGGTTTATTTGAAAATCACAATATAAGCAAACTTGATATAAAACGAATGTATAGGTATTTAGATAAAAATGTGAAGAAGACGATAGCTGATGATGAAAGTACGCTTGATGAATCATAGTCGAATTGATATTTCTGGGTCCGACTTCTTCTTATCTATAAATATTTTATTGACTGGGGTTTGATTTGTATTTGTATTTGTATTTTGATTTTTACGTAACATTTCGATTTCTGAACGTAATTCTGCCTCTAAAATCGCACTATGCTTTAATTTGAACTCGAGTTCTAAAACTTCCTTCTTCAATTTCTGAACGTTATTAGAAGGTTGTTCTATCGGATCTGAAAATTTAACTGATTTTTCGACCATTTTTTCGAGTTCCGAATTTCGTTCCATTAGAACCTTGGCATTACTACGTAGTCCATTTATAAGGTTGACAATCTCATTTGCTCCTAATGGTACTGGATCCTTGCCTTCCTGTTGCATTAAAAATTGAGGTGGTTGGACCATTTTCTTACGCTGTTCTTCGATTTCAAGAGTTTGTTTTAGAACATCTGGTTTCATGTGAGGTTTTCCGGGGGCATATTTATCCAACTTTTCGTCAATGTCTTTCATAAAAAAGCGCTTGATTTTAGCTTCATCCGTGCATTTTATAAACATATCAACAGTTTTATTGGACTCTTTCACAAATGTGGGATTCATATTTTCCAACAACTTGCGTTTATCAAATGTATTATGGTCGTGAGAGAAAACCAATATAGTCTTCATTGGGTCCAGCTGTACGAAAGGAATAGTGTATTCCTTTAGGAATTCTCTCTCTTCGGCTATACACGCATTTTCATTATATTTAGTCAGTGTAAGTAATTCGCGTTTAAATGCGAATGTTCCAGCCGTTGCATGAGTCGGTCCGTATGGACCGAACTGATACATTTTTTGAATATGCTTGAAATATAAATACAACTCGCTCGACCCAGCACATAGTGCCTCCTTATTACTTGTAAGGACCTCTACGGCATGGCTAATACGTTCGGGGGGATAATAATCATCGTCATCCATATACACGATAATAGAACCCTTCGATTTTTCATGCATCAGATTACGCTTAGCGCCCAGAGGTATCTTCTCTGGTAATTCGTAATATTTTATCTGAGATATACCTGAGCCTTTCACCAAATCTTTGATTTTATCTGTTCCGTCATCTATTATAATCCATTCAATTCTGTCTTTCGGGTATGTTTGGTTTCGGAAACACTCTAACATAATCGGAATAAACGGACGTCGGTTGAATGTTGGTGTACATACGGAAACAAATGGAATAGTTTTATTCTTTTTAACCATATTTAGAATATATATCGTGCATATTCTAAATACTTTTTTATTACACATTCTTAAAAAGTCCTCTCAATATACCATTGTATATTTCATTGATTTTGTCGTTGTTACTGGATAAAGCTATAATTAACACTACTGAAATAAAATTACTAAATCCTTGTATTGCTTTTGACTTAATTTTATTGGATCGGTATATATTAAACCCAAATACAGGTATAAGTGTTAATAAATAAATATTTTTTACAATTGAGGTACTCACATCATTATTCAAGAAATTTAATATCTTCTTTATCGGAGATATATCACCATCGCAATCGTATAGTTTAGTGCTACCTATCAAAGTGGCGTCTATATCCTTCATCGTTTGTAAAATATCTATTCCGTTATCCTTACTTTTTATCATGCTAAACATACATATAAATAAAACAATAGACGCAATTACAACTTTTCCAAAAAATAGGAGTAATAGTGATGTTCCGAATACAACAAACCACGCAAGTAGTCCATATGGTTTAATAAACTCCACTGTTTTCATTTCATAACAAAACTTCGCAATTGAACCTATGGTACACAATAAGATTACAAGTATCAATGGCATATCGTCGCCATGTTTTTTCGCAAAATCGCCTCCGCCTTTGACCTTACTATATTTTCTCGATGGATCTAATACTACGTTTAATCCGGATATAAACATATTTGTAAAATAATCGACTACACCATAGCTCATGAATACAAACGACAAATACAAACATATAACAAATAGCAAAGACTTATATGGAATTAGAACCATAATGTCATGGATATATGACATGACTTGAAGGAATATTTTTACAGGAGCTAGCGCACATTTTAAGGGGAATGCTACGGTCGGAAGAGCGTCAATCATTTCAAACATAGACATCGATCCCGGTGTTGACGGAGGATTTGGCGTTGAATATAAAAAATACAAATTATATGTTATAAATATACCAATCAAGCAAGTAAATATACGGCTTACCATACTTGCAACCTGTTTCTGATCTGCTTTATCATCCATTCCCAATGGCGGTTTTCCTAGAGCAATTAGGCAGATTGTTGACGCAAATACATCATTCGCAACATTCGATGGTAGTCTCGCACAATAATAAATAAAATCTAGAAACTTGGTTTTCGCGCTTTGTGTCTTTTTTTTTAATTCGGCTTCCGTTATTTCAGTTGGAATTTTATTCGTAGAAGGAGCATCTATAGAATCTGCAAATTTTGCTATCTCATCCTCTGCTTTTGCTTTAATCTCATTTACTGCAGCGACACTGGCAGTAACTTCTGCTGCTGCCTCTGCAGTCTTCGCTTCAAACTCATCTGATGCGACCTTAGCGCCTTGAGAGAATTCAGCTGATAAATCCAATCCCTCAATCACTGGCTCATAAATGCTTTCAAGAAACGGCAATTTGCAAAACCCTTTTTTTTTATTTCGAATCCGTTTAATCTTCTGTTCTATATGTAGTATTTCGTTTGATTCCTGAAATCCTTCTTTGACTTCAGCTATATACTTTTTTTTATGATCGAACGTTATATTTTTATTCCATTTTGTTTCACTCATTTATTATATGGCGATAATATATTTCCGCTTAATTACCTAGCTAACATCAATCCACATTGTCCGGATATGAATGACAGAACATTATATCGCTCTTCAAATACTGTTAAATTATAATTATATTCAAATAATCTCCAATTTTGCTTATTGGTTCCGATTGTATTCCCATCGCCATCGCATATGATGTTGTACGAAGAATTTAATGTATCAAATGGTGGTACATATGTAACAATCTCGAATTCAATCAGCTTGAATTTGCTTGTATTCAAAGCACCCGATGGTTGATATTCAAGAGGATTTGTATTCAGACAGAAATTATAGCAATACAATCCTTCTTTTGCGTTACCATGTGTGCGCGTGTATTTTTCGACATAATCGAATACCCCATGAGTAAGTGAGTTTTCCCGGTATTCACCATTCAATAATATACCCATTGATACGAGGATATTTTTCTGATTGTCTACTGCAAAGTCACGAGTATAAAACAGACCCGTATTCTGTCCGTCCAGATCTAACTGTGGACCAACTGTTACAATATCGTCGTTGTCGGTTGGACCGAAAGGGTCGTTAGTAGGCAAAATTTTTGGCGCATTATCAATGTCTAATGGTGGTATTCTATAAGGCCAATTTGTATAATTCGACCATTCATTTCTCATATTTACGTCATTGCGCTGTAGATAAAACATCCAACTTGAAACCATACCATTCGACATTATTTTAACTCGTTTTGAACCAGTTACGTTATGGAAATCGTACTTAAAAACATCCTTTATCAAATAAACCTGGTCTTTGGCGGCAAATAATTGTGCCTCGTCCTTTGATAGGAAGCAGTATGTAGATAGTAAATGCACGTCGGCATTCCATACATTCGTTTTGTTACCGTAATTCTTCGCATCTAAATAAACCGATGGTGGTGATTGTAAGAATCTATACATTTGATGTTCTTCGCGATTGAAATCTGGCTGAACGTATGGGAATGAATTCGGCTCGTCGTATACATCTCGTAATTGATACAATTCTTGGATTGGACGAATTGTAATCGATATTTCCAATTCCGCATATTGGAGAGATACCAATGGAAAAGCACACCTGCTATCAAGGGTAAACCAAGCATTGATTGGCACATAAATCGCGCGTCCACGTATAGATGGTTCTGCACCAGCAACATTATTTGTAAAAAATGCAGAGGGATATGAGTTGGATCTACCATATGCCGACGCAGGATCATTAAATTCAACTACATTACCTGACATCTGATTAAATAGCTCTTTCTTCTCTGCATTAAAATCACGCTCGACCATAGCTGCTAAGTATTCTCCACTATATTTTTGGAGAGTAACTGAACCACATGATATGACAACTTCACGGATCATATGAGTTCCTATGTCATTTATCCATTTGAATTCATACGGCGCCCATTTATTCCCTGTATTTGAAGTTGGATTATGGATCGGACTCCATATATCAGGTAAAGTTAATACCAAATAAGTATCCATCAGAAGCTCGGCGTATCGTTTAATCTTAAATTTGAACGTTGAATCGTCGGTAGTTCTAAGGTCACGTGTTCCTTCATAATCAAGTCTAAATTTCTGTAGACCAAAATTTGTATATTTAGAATACGTCACATTAAAGAATGTTTTCGTAGGCGAACCAGTTAATATCACATTATTCGAACCCTCTGATATAATGTTTAGTAATCCACCAGCCATTTTATATCTATAATATATCAGAACAATTTATATTACTTTGTAAATATATAATGACTCTGTTTAGACTTCTTCTTTTAATAATAACATTGTTAATCATATTGAAATTATTTCATAAGATTCTTGTTAAACGTGATATCGTCGAAGGCATTACTAGTGGCGATAAAAAGAATGAGATGGACGCATTAAATTCTCTATATGGCACTGGTATTAAGCTATCACCGTATAGCATAAAAAATAGTGTTTCTCGACCTGTGCCGATTTCGCCATCTTTGACCGCGGCTAATGCAAGAGACATTGTTTTGAAAGCCCAATACCAAGGTGGCTTGGTAGCAGCTCAGACAAATTTACATTTTCTAAGGATCGTACAAGTACCTACACGTAGAACTCCTCCAACTATGCCAACTCGTCCTGTTGGACCGATAAAACCGAGTCTTCCATCAACGAGTGGATCATTTATTCAAAGAATGAGGAAGCTACAATCCTATCGAATTCAGCTTACTACGTATCAAGTGCAATCCGCTATATTTAATCAAAGAAATAACTTATATACCCAGCAAATGAGAATATATAATGATACAGTAAAAGCAAATAACACGGCATATGATAAAGCCAGATCGATATATGATGACTACATTATACGACGTAATGATTATAATAGTAGAATAGCACAATTCACCAAATTAATTTCAGATACGCAAACAAGAATAAACAATTATAATTGTAGTTTATCGGCATATAAAGTGGCATTGGATGATTATAATCGATTAAACGACGATGGTAACTACTTAAATTTCAGGCTGAAAGATCTGTTTATTAAATCGTCTTTTAATTCTGCATTTACAGGAACTTGTATGAATATCGATATGATAATATTTGTTTTAAATCGTGGATGTCGTTATATAGATTTTGAGATAAGTAAAATAGATGACGTTTTGTATGTATCAGGCGATGGATTAGACAAGGAAAATTCTATAACGCTTGTAGATGCAATTGGCTCTATAAACAAGTCGTTGATTGGAACAGATCCTTTATTTATAAATTTACGATTGATAGATCCACAGAATATTAGTTTTACAGATTTACAATCCGCATTGAGTTCATTGACAACTGCCAGGTTAAGATATGATGGCCGTCGTATAGATGATACTACGCGTATTAGCGAAGTTATGAATAAATGCGTTGTCATAAGCGATCGTGACATTAAAAGTTCGACTGGCGTTTCAGTAGTTGATATGGTCGTAAATGAAAATGGTATATGTGCCTATCTAAACAGTGAAATTCAAAGCATTACACCAGTTGGTAAAGATTGCGAGTCGAAGCGACTTACAGTAGTAAATCCCGATATTATGAGATCTGGTATATTATCTTGGTTGGATCCAGCAGAATTGAATCTAAAATTAACCGTTACAAATTATAGAGTTAATATAATACCATACCGTTTTTACTTGAAATCAAATGAATTAGATTCATATGAGTACATCTTTAATGATAATACTCACACTATTATGCAGCAAAAGTATTTAGACACAGCATTCTTTGAAAAGATGGAAAAATCGATGGACCAGATCGGGCAGAATATATAGTAATACTATATAGCGAATGAGCAAATACAATACAGATTTATGTAGTAATGATATGACATTCGCTGACTGTGAATTAGCCATATTACGACATGCGGTAGACGAAAGCGATGAGAAAAAATCGAAACGTTTAGCAAATGCGGTTGAAATTACGCAAATGATTGAAATAGTTGAAAATTTCCTTCGTAAGAAAGGCTTGATTTGTTATGGAGGAACCGCAATTAATAATATATTACCAAAAAAGGCGCAGTTTTATAATCGTGATTTAGAAGTCCCAGATTATGATTTTTATTCACCAAATGCGATGGATGACGCCAAGGCTCTGGCTGATGTGTTTCATGCAGCAGGCTTTCACGAGATTGAGGCTAAAGCCGGCGTACACTATGGTACATTTAAAGTTTTCGTTAATTTTATACCAATCGCGGACATAACATTGTTGCATCCAGTGATATTCAAATCAATGTCGAAAGAGGCTATAAAAATAGACGGTATTTTATATTCACCTCCTAATTTTCTTCGCATGAATATGTATTTAGAACTATCTCGTCCAGAAGGAGACGTTTCCAGGTGGGAGAAGATTTTAAAACGGTTGACTTTATTGAATGAATATTATCCATTTGCAGTTACTGCCGAATGCGATAAGATTGAGTTTCAACGCAAGATGGAGACAGACGCGGTTAAATCAGATGAATTATATTTTACGATTCGCGATGCATTTATAGACGATGGTGCGGTTTTCTTTGGTGGATATGCTGCGCGCATGTATTCACGTTATATGACAAAAGACCGTAAGGAAATCATAAAAAAAATACCCGATTTTGACGTTCTTTCTGAGGACCCCGATAGGTGTGCCAATATATTGATTGAACGTTTGAGATCGAAAGGATTCAAAAACGCAAAGAAGAAACATTATGGTCCAATCGGTGAGATTATACCTGAACGTATAGAGATTACGGTGGGTAAAGAGACCCTAGCGTTTATTTATAAGCCGATTGCCTGTCATAATTATAATGTAATAACTTTGGGCGATAAAGAAATTAAAGTGGCGACTATCGACACGATGTTGAGTTTCTACTTTGCATTCTATTATTCGGATGAGCCATATTATTCGAAGGATCGTATCTTATGTATGAGTAAGTTTTTATTCGACGTAGAGCATAAAAATCGTCTAGAACAGAAGGGTATTTTGAAACGATTTTCCATAGATTGTATAGGAACACAGCATACACTAGAGTCCATTCGCGCAGAAAAAATGGATAAATTCAAGGAACTGAAAAATAAGCGCGGTACAAAGGAGTATGATATGTGGTTTCTTAAATATTCGTTTGATAAGAAGGATACTGAAACCGATTATGTAAAAGTCGAACCGAAGAAGACGCTGAAGAAGCGATCTAATCTTAAAAATAAGTCTAAAAACGGTACTAAATCAAATACCACTGATTTTTTCGTCAGAGCATTCCAACGTTAATTTTTTTTGTTATTAATAAAATAACAAAAAAGAGCTCCGACCAGGATTCGAACCTGGGTTGTCCGAGTCAGAACCGGACGTGATAACCACTACACTATCAGAGCGCTCTAGCCTCATTTGCGGATCGAACGCAAGACATTTCGCTTACAAAGCGAACGCTCTAACCACTGAGCTAAGAAGGCAAAAAAAACACATCCCCCACAGATGTGTTGGTGATTCAGGAAACAATAGTAGGTATGTATCCCGGCGTGTACTTTGCACTTATACTTGACCGTTCACCCGTCGGCGAAACGTATAAAACAATACATACTTACTCCATTTATAACTATCTGGATAATCTAGATTGCGCAACACACAGATGCTATAATCCGTCTCCTTCCTCCCCAACATTTATTACGATATTTATTTAAGTAGTTTTTTTTACAATCAAGTTTTCAATTGCATCTTTTAATGGACCTGAAATTTCACTACACATTCGATCGATGCGAAGTACCATCAAGTATCGCCTATAAAATACATACACTCCGAATAACAGTATGAGTAGATCAATCGGTGAGTATTTTACAAATACCATTTTTACTATAGTGATGAAGTACAAAATTACATACCCGATTACAAATTCGTCGTTATCTAATATTGAAATGGCTGCTAGTGAAGATTGCATAATTGAGAGATATAAAGGTAATATTTTACTATATTTGAATTTAATTAATTGGTTCAATTTTTCTATATATCAGTTAAATACTGCACTGTATTTTGAAGTGTGTAGAATATACTACCAAACAAAACACTCTTTAATGTAATCCCATAAAAGTTAATGTTTCCGTCGGAATTGTATACAGAGAGAAACGAAAAGTTCCGATAAAACATGGTATTCATTAATGGCATCTGGAATATGAAAAACATAAGTGCAACGAGGATCGGTGTCTGCAAATCGGACAGGATCTTGTCGACCATACTTGTCTTGTCTTTTCTGTTCTCATGTCTTCTTATATTCTCGTGAGTTACCTCTTCGTAGTCCTTTACATAATCGCTCGTCAACTTCGTGCGGGGAATATAATTTGGCTGGACCTCTTCGTCTTGTTGGTACATACTTTGGTCCATAGGAATGTCACGGGAAGGGAGTCGCATTTGGGGATTTTCTTCTTGAAACCGAACTTTGGAGTCCGGTTTAGATTGCGGTAGAGGCATTACATTTGGTTGTAATGAATTACCATAAGGATTCGGATGAATATTCATGGGAGCATATGTTGGAGCCTGATCGGTCGGCACCCGCATTGTTATATTTTCAGGCAGGTCATCGATTCGGGTGGTACTTTCCATTTGATTTTATAATATATTAAATTATCTAAAATCAAATTCTCTGACGAATAGTATTCCCCTAAAATAAACCAGATTTAGGCGGCACCGGTTCTGTAGGAGGCGAGGTTACATCAATTACCCTTTTTATAGGATCGCATTTTGCGGACTTTGTACTGTATTTGTAGCACTTCTCGTCATGTTTATAAATCTTGTCGTCGATATCGCTTATAACGGGACCATTAAATGTAAGGCATTTATCGCCCGTACACACTTGTCTAAACAGTGTGGCTACTCCAAGTCCGAGTAATACTGAAATAAAGAATCGCCCCATTTCAGTGGTTAATAATCGCTTAAAATTCATACTTGTATATGATAGTTGTAGAATTTAATAGGGGGAACCAAGGTTCCCCCTTACCCCTTCCTTTCAAGGGATCATCTGTTATCTGAACCGGGCGAGAGCCCCTCACTGACTTGGTTCATCGAAAGGGAGGGGTTCGGGGAACCGTAGGTTCCCTGACTAGGTTCCCCCTACTAGGACTGAACTGGAATCTTGGCTATATCCTTTTCATTATCCGGACATTTGACTTCTTGTTCTACTACAGAAAAACAACTGTTCGTCTTGTCCTTATACTGAAGTATACCAGCGTTCTCATGTGTAGGATAAACTACTATCTTTCGTTTGTCTGGGGTTGTTATGTAAACTGCGAATATTCCGAACGCTAAACTAACTATAAACACGTAAACATTTATGTATTTCAATATATTCATCGTTATATATAATTTGTCGTTATTTTATTTTCTTACTCTTGTCTTTTTTCTTTGACTCCTTGCTTTTATCCTTGTTTTTGATTTTATCGGTCGACGGTTTTTCAAACTCAGCAATTAGTTTATCGTCGTCTAACTTCTGTTGTGCCGAACTACGAGCCTGCGTCTCAGCACCAGGTACGCGATATACATAATTTTCGGTTTCAGCGGAAACCTTTTCAAACACGCAGTGTGCGTTTTTATTCGCCTCCATCTTCTTACGCATTCGCTCTTTGATCGCCTCTTTCTTCGTCATTCGGTCCATTGCATTTGTATCGACACGCATGTTCTTACCAGCGAATTGCTTGAATAAATCGTTCAGTTTATCTGCTCCTCCTCCCATCTCTTTCATCTTTGCCATAATGTCGCCAGCCTCTTTCATGATCTCATCCTTCGAAATCTCACCACTATCCATCTTCTCAGTCAATCTGTCGCCAACTTTCTTGACTAATCCCATCATCTTCTTTGGATTCTTCATCAGATTCTTCAACACATCTTGCGTGCTACCAGTTGTTTCGCCTACGAGATCATTAAAATCGCCGGATATTTCCTCAGCGAGCTCTTTCGCAAGCTTACCGATCTTACCATCAAATACGCCTTTCAGATGTTCGTGAATGTCCTCCATATTTGGAATACCATCTTTAGGATCAAATGTAAATTCTTGGCGGTTTCCATCGTCGGGTGTAGTTTCCGCAGTTTTACCCATATCCTTGAAGAAGTCTCCCAGCCCCTCCATTGTTTCTTTTAACTTATCTTGTAACGTGTTTTCATCGATGCCGTCAAAAATACTGGCCGCGTCACCAAATTTGGACTTGTCGTCAATCGAACCAATCGTGTTAAACAACATCAACTGTAAATATTTCCAAATGGTCTTCTTTGTATTATCGCTTACGCCTTCACAGTTGAATAAAATCTTGAAATTTACATCTGGTAAGAACATTGTATTTACTTCGCTACTCAACACGAAAATTTCCGCATTTTGATACATGATATCGAAAAAACGTTCCGGGAAAACGGTAAGACAGTACGCGAACAATGTCTGATATTCTTCAGTTGTTGCGTCGGTCCACTTCGACCAGAAATGGGAGAACTCAGGAAACGTCGTCGTCAGATCGATGGTAAAATCATGAATGATAGTCTTAAAATTATCTATATTCGCCATAATATTTATATTATCTAACCCACCTATTTATATATTATTTTTGATACAATCTATTTGATATTTGTTTTCTAATATAAATATAAAATGCGTGTCGGTATTGTAAATATGTACTCTTATAAATTACGACATTATTTACCGAATGCATTGGCTTCGATAGGCTACGACATAACCGTGGTTGATTCGGACGACGATTATATTGATATAATTAAAAGTTCTACTATTACCCATTGGATTTTTACTGGATCTGATTTGGATGTTATGAAGAAAAAGTCTCCGGTATTGGATCTTGAAATACTAAAGATGAAAAACAAGCGCTTTTTACTGATTTGTTATTCAATGGAAAGTGTTTTACAACAACTGGGGTGCCATCTGATAAAGCGCCCTAATGCAATAAAAGAGCGTTTCGACCTTGTTATGAATGGAGTCCAACTTAGAGCTTATAGGAATCATTACACATATGTAGTACCAGAAAGCATAAAACGTGGTATGCGACTTTTAGCAACATATAAAGGTGACACCATGACAGTATCATACAAAAATCTAATGATGACACAATGGCATCCAGAGATAACAAAAGATGGTAATGTATTTATGAAGGAATGGTTAACTAACAGCATGTAAAATATATTGGTATGGTATATAGTGATGTCTAATATTCCAAAATTAAAGAATGATTTTAATTTAATACTACGTTTACGTAATGAACTACAGACAAAGCGTGATACGCTAACTGAGAAACTTGACGAAATAAGAGAACAATACAACGATTTGATAAAACAAAATCCTAAGAAGATATATTTGTATTGTCTGGACTCTCTTTATTTTCAATATAAGATTTTGCGAGTAGAATTAGAGCAATTTCAGAAAACAATTTCGCTTATATTCAACCGAATGTATGGTGACTATTATAAATTATATAATATAATACAGGCACAGTGTAAGGATAATAACATCGATATACTATTGTCGGGTGAAAATGTAGTAGTGTATAAAGATTTGGATCCGCTTTTGGAATATAATTTAGACGACCTTATTCTCGTTCATAAAATTATAGTTGATACTCTGAATAAACTAAATGTCTTGTATATGTCGAAACAAGATGAAATTAATAACCATAATTCAAATATGCGTGTTGGGTTCTCCGTTACCAGTTTTATATCTACTTTGTCTTATGAGAATAAACTGCTCGGCGAACAGATGAGTTTATATTCCGATTATCTATCGTTTTATCATTCGTCACAACGTAAATATTTCGATAAAGCGTTATATAAAATTAATACTTTTATGAGAGAAATCGAAGATGATATTTTAACGAATCATAAGACTTATAAAACCGAGACTATCACAATTGTCGAATCTATAGTAGGAGAACCGGATTTAGATTTGGGAGTTGCCGAGAAAAAAATAGAACCAGATGTCGAGAAAAAAATAGAACCAGATGTCGAGAAAAAAATAGAACCAGATGTCGAGAAACAAATAGAACCAGTTGCAGAAATAAAACCAACCCAAGCTGTTGAAGTAAAACCAGAAGTTATTGAAACAAAGTCAGAAATAGTTGAGACAAAATTAGAACCTAAAATCGGAGAACCGAAACAAGAAGATGATAAACTAGAGGAAGACGACGGTTTTCATACAGTTGGGCGAAGCAAAAATGGTAAGAATAAAAAGAGATAAATTTCTATGTATTAGTATATAACACATGGAAAAACCGAAACCCTCCGATACTCAGTCGGACACGGCCGAAAGTAAAACAGATTCCACAGTAGGAAAGAACGTCAAGCATGTGAAATGGTCTCCCGAGAATGAAGTTATCATGGTAGAGTGGTGTGATGTAGCACAATGTTACAAATGGTTAAATTCGAGAGCACATGCAAAACTAAGTTACGCGCATGCTTGGTTTACTATACCCGCTATTACATTATCCACTATAACCGGGACTGCATCCTTCGCACAATCCAGTCTACCGATTGATATGCAAGCGTACGCCCCAGCGATAATCGGTTCAATAAACATTTGTATTGGAATTTTATCGACAATACAACAGTATTTAAAGATTTCCGAGCTAAATGAAGCGCACAGAGTATCAGCTATATCTTGGGATAAATTCGCGAGAAATATACGAATTGAACTAGCAAAGGATCCCGACGAAAGAACCGACGCCGGGCAATTCTTGAAGATATGTAGAATGGAATTCGACAGACTAATGGAGACTAGTCCAGCCATACCACAGAAGGTTGTGCTTGAATTCAATAATGTATTTCAAGGTAGACCAGGTTCAAAGGAGCGAAAGCGATTCGATGAATTACGTAAACCCGATATATGTAATACGATAGTTACATCTAACGAAAGTCGTCATCACTGGTATAAGGAAATTGAACACATCGAACATAAAACCGACGATGACGATCACACTATAGACATAGAATTGATGGAATCGATAAAAAATAAGCACGAAGAAGATCAAACACGTATACAGGAATTGTTGAAAAAGGTACGTGAAAAGGAGGATGCTGAATTGACCGTAAAACGCAAGCAAAGTGTAGAAGCAATTCAGCAAGAATCTAAAATACAGGCGGATCGCGAAAAGCTACAAAAATATATAAATGCGTTTATAGAAACTGTTGGTAGAAGTCCTCACATAGACGAAGTCACTGATAACATGAAAGATTCTGTAAGCAAAGATGCTATAGAATCATTTAGAAACGTTTTATGAAGCGTAAATCAAAACTATGACAGAGAACATTGATACCCATATACTTATCATAATTGCATAACGAGATAGGTAAATCTTCTTATATTTATATAATAAACCTAAAATTGCGGGTATTGTAAATATAAGAGTTGCAATATACACTTTACGTAAAAAATTCTCAGTGGTTGCAGGTCTTTCGTTTTTCCAATAGAATAAAAACAAAACGGGTAATGTAATCCAGTAAAATACTTGTATGAATACTTTCATAAATGCAGATTCGGTGGGCGTTTTATATGGTTCGTCCGTTGGTATTAATTGCCATAATCCATATAATACTGGTAACTCTTTTTCATCGATTTCGTCTACGCTCATATATATATTACTAAATTATATATAAAATTAACATAAAGCGAAAGTTGTATAGTAAACTATAGATCGGTTATATACAAGACAAATGGCATATGAAGACGTACATGTAAGCGATAATGAGAGTGAGAGCGAGAGCGAGATTGACGCCGAGTCAACTGTAGAGTCTATCGCCGACTCTACCGCGAGCGCAAAGCGTATGTCAAGGAGACAATATCAGAAGGCATTAAAGTTGTCCGACCCAGATTATTACGTAACCACTCGGCGATCTGGTTCAAGGATGAAGGATGTTGAGTTGTATTCTACGCGATGCAATCCTGGACGCTTGATCCGAAATCCGATTATTGGTAGTCGCACTAACGATCGTGTGGGTACTCTAGCTGAGCGCACATACTTTCGTGTTAGAATGACAACAATCGGGGATGGAATTGAACCTGTCACGTTGTATTATGATTCTCCGGAGACGTATGAGAAGCATATGCATACTAAGGTATCTAAGGATATTAAGAAGGAATGGAGAGCTAGGTCCAACATTTAGTCGCAAGATATAATATCTTTATATTATATAAATGTCAACCGGTCAACCCATTTTAACTGGATTAAATAATGGTATATTAAGTGGTAATAAGGCTATGCCGGCGAAAGATATCACTTCGGATGGTAATAGTTCATTTTCTATGAGTCGTCGTAGTTATGCGAGAGTAATGCCACTAACAACTCAATCTAACACAATACAACAAGAGAAAAAATGGTTCGGTAACAGGGATGCTTCGCAAGTAACTGCGAACGCCAGAGTAAGTCAGGTAGGCATCGGCTCATCAAATACAGCACAGTCTGCGTTCTCGTTTAAATCTAGTACTGAGACAAATGCAGAGCGCCAGGCTCTAAATCGCGTACGTGGCGGAGGTAGGGCCGTTGCACCGATGAAAGCTACTATGAGTAATAAGATATTATAAATTTTTTATCCACCATATTATATATAATATGGCAGACATGATAACATTAAATGGCGTGCCAGTTTTAACTTATGGTTTAACTGGAGTTATGATAGCTGTATTGACTACAATGACATTTGTTGATACAAAGAACCAATCTAGCGAAATTATTGCTACGGCATCGGTTCCATCCTTTGTTAGTAGTGTGCTAACTCCGACCGCACCTTCATTTATTGAAACTGTTACAGCCAAAATAAGCACACCTTCTATTATGGGATCGTTTACAGGAAAAAAAGAGGAACCTTCCATCATGGAATCACTTACAGGAAAAAAGGAAGAACCATCTATTATGGAATCAATTATGGGTAAAAAAGAAGAACCTTCAATGTTAGAATCAATTATAGGCAAAAAAGAAGATCCTTCTATGCTAGAATCGTTAACTGGTAAGAAAGAGGAACCCTCTTTAATGGAAAAGATAACTACACCCATCGCTAGATTAGTAGAGGATGAAGAGGAAGACGATGGTTACGTACAAAGAAAAGGTGGATCTAAGAAAAACAAGAACAAACGCAAGAATAAGCGCACTCGGAAATCCAAGTAATTCTGTTATATGATTTCGACTTTTGCCATTTTTATACAAGGGTTATTTTTCTCAAATAGTTCGCGCCCATAAGATCTATAATCAAACGTGCAAACATGCCCTCCGGTAAATTCAGTATCCGTTTGTTTCGGTATTTTACATGTCGAACAAAATGATCGGCATTTATTTTCAGAGTCTCTACATTTACAAGCAAATCCGAATAGTCCAATCTTTTTTTTACACTCACTACACTTGGTTTGTCTCTGATCCATTATTTAGTTAAATGTACTATATAACATTTACATTATTGTAACAATCAATTTTACTAACACGGTAAAATTGATTATAAAATTTATAATATTTATTTAAAACACAAAACACCGAAATGAACAACGATACAGTTAAGAGGGACAAAGTCAAGGAGGGTAATCTAAATGAAGCATTCCAATTTGGTGGGGCTACATCCGCATTTACACGATTTAAGAAACCCTGTCAAGTTCAAGAACAGCCACAGATCGACTCAATTACAAACACTCGTTCTAACCGCAAGACTGCATTTGCTCGAATTAAACAGCTATTTAGTCTAAAAACGTAGATCATTTTATCAAACTAAGCCGGTTGGTACAACGATTAAATAATAGATTAATTTCCATTACATTCGAGCCGAGTGCAGTATCGTCTGGGATAAACGATACGTTTCCTGCCTTCCAACATAATATAGCCGGAATACCATTTACCATCTTCTTAGTCTTTAGAAACGCATACAATTCGAAATTTTCGTCTACATCAATATCACAGCATACAACTTTACTTCCATATACACTTGTAATTTGGTCCATCAATCCATGTACCAAATTGGCGATTTGCTGACAAGGTCCACACCATGTTGCACCAAGCTTTAAAATTACAATACCTGTATTTTTCGCTAGGATCTCGTTAAATCCGGCGATACCATCAAATTCGGTGATAATCGTCATTGTTTCCTTTAATATGTATACATTATATTTTCTATATCTTTTTTTATATAAAACTAATAGTATTATATGTGTATATGTCGAATCACAATCTAAATATTAGCATGTATTCTCTCGAGGAAATACTTGGACTGTTTGATCTGACATACGATATAGAGTTGGATGGCATAAAAAAAGCAAAGAAAAAGGTTCTTATGTTACATCCAGATAAGTCTCGCCTATCTTCTGAGTATTTTATATTTTATAAGCAAGCATTCGAGATTATAGTACGATATTATGAGGAACAGACACGACATAAACGGACTGGATCTACAGTTTATTCACAAATTAATGAAACAGATAAGAATGTAAAACGAACCATCAGTGGAATCAAAACTGAAGACTTCCAGAAGAAATTCAATGAATTATTTGAAAAGAATGCAAGCATAAAACCAGACTCAGGTAAAAACGAATGGTTTAAAAATGACGAACCATTATATAATAATCTGGAGAACGTTTCGGTCCAAAATATGGGACGTGCATTCGATAATATTAAATCATTAGTTGTGCGTAATACAGATATTCAGACACTCGGTGGCGGCGGGACTAGTCTATATGATGATGATACTGATGATAGTTATGTTACATGTGACCCGTTCAGTAAGTTAAAATTCGATGACCTACGCAAAGTCCATAAAGACCATACTGTATTAGCAGTTAGTGAACGTGACTACGAATCCGTAAAAAAATACAGTTCCATGGACCATTTGATTCAAGAACGTGGTCGCGACAAATTAACACCTATGGAGAAGAGTGATTCAGAAAAGATGATGGAGACCAGACTAAAAGAACGAGAACATGCTATAATGCGAAAGCAACACGCTGCCACCTTACAGGCTATGGAGAACGAAAAAAAAGGTAGAGTAATGTTAGGCAATTTCCTTAGGCTCGGTAACTAATGACTTTTTGATTTGTACTATCTCATCCTGTAACGATTTCACAATTCTATGTAATTCATCTAGTTCTTTACGTATATTATTCTCTATAGGAAGTGGCGTGTGTACATCCAATTCTCTCTGTTTCATTTGCTGTTTTAATAATTCGTCCATATTTTCAATGACTCCATCACCAAGCGGTTCTTTAAAATTTGGTTCAGGTGGTAACTCTTTTTTAATCATCTTATCGTAGTCTTGTTGTCGATCTACAAACTGCCTAGTGTATGATTCTTGTTTTTCTGTATTTTGCTTAAGTAAATTTATCATATAACTGATTGTGTCCTTATTCAATTGTCTTAAATCATATTTAACGTTCATATTTTGCTGATAAAACGTACCAAGTATGTTTTTAAACCACTCTTGTTGCTGGTTTGTTGGGATTTTTTCATGTAGCAATTGTATTTTTTGTATAGTCGACCATAAAATAGTTTGATTTTCAATACTGATATAAGATGTCATAATACAGACGTTTTGTAATTTACCTTTACATAATTATATTTATAAAATATAATTACGCAATTATTCTTCTTCCTCTTTTTCCTCAGCTCTTGTTATTTTCTCTAGCTTCTTTATGTTGTTTGTTTTGGTGTTACCAACTTCTAGTTTTTTTATAAAAACTATATTGTCTTTGTCTGTTATAGTGTTGCCAAAATTGTCCATTTTTGGGTCTTTCGGCCTAATTTCAGCTAGGCCTTCATCCACTAAATTCATATTATAATTCAAATAATCCAAAAATGGAAACGCAGGTCTTGCTATTATTAGTTTATATAGTAAATCAGTATTGCTTGTATCCAACTTCGATTTACGGACTACTACAAATGCCTTTTCGTTTGATGTAAATCCCCCTTTTATAGTTTTTCTTCTCTTATTTTGAGATATCTTATTCTTGTATGTTTTCATAACTATAATATACAGATATAATTTTACGAGCGGAAATATTCGGATCGTAGTTTTTCCACATAATTGTCTGGGATACGATGTCGTTTGAAAAATGTAATTTTTTGTTTTATATTCTTAAATGTCTTATCTTCGTATTTATTCGTAAGCATTGTAACTAGAAAGAATAACGAATACATTCCACATTCTGTATTACTATATTGGTGTTCGAACGCACCATTTGAATCGACTTTAAATCGTATGTGTAACGCCCTTGCTTGTTTTTGTATACGTGCGATTAAAACCTCAACTTCGCGTGGCATGCTATTTCCTGCACTATCAAAGTAGAACATGTATTTGTTTTTAACGTCTATATACAACGAGACCCAATGAGAACCCGATTTAGTATGATCGTCTAAATTGAATATAATTCCTATTTTCGTCTTACCTTTTTTGATATAATCGGCCAATGAAAATTTACATAGAGAATCCTCAACACACGTATTACTATTAATCCTGTAATCAAAATCTATATAGGATGGACCCAAAAATACAAACTCCTTGTATGCGTTTACATATTGCATAATAACATTCAATATGTCTGTATCTGATAGCCATTCATTAATATTCAATTTCCACTCCGATGGCTGTTTTGGCACAAATGCGTGTTCCTCGATCTCTTGTCTTTTCTCATTATCGGCTATCTTCGAAATTACGCATTTGTCATCGTTCGAGCATTCGCTCATTACGTCGCGGACCGATTGATTCCCTTCGAATATAACATCGCCTAATAGTGGTTTTGTAAGACAGCTATTATTCGTCAACGTTTTCCCTGTTAATGCTGGATTACAATTGTGGTGTATTTTTTTTGTAGTACCTCGCGATTTCTTTTTGTTTCTATTGACGCGGGTTCTCATTATACTATATTTACATATTTTTTTTAATTGCGCCTGCACCCCAAAATGATTTAATGGGTTCACAATTACCAAACATTACATCCTCTTCTGTATCCTTTTCATATTTAGGTTCCTCTTCTAGTTTTTTCATTTCGATAAATCGAATACAAGATTTTACGTAATTTGAAAATGCCTCGTCTAATTCTGTGGAATTTTGCATATTACGATCATCCAAATATTCTTCCGTTATTTGTATAATAATGTCTCTATATTTCGCTACATTTTCCTGATATTCTTGTATCTCCTCGTATTTACTCGGATCTTTTATCGATAGATACTTGTTATATTGTGTTTTATTCATTAATAACTCGAGTGTTATTTTGTCTATCCCGTCCATTAATATATTATATCTAATATATTAATCTCGTTATTTTACAATTGTTTTTCTAGTTTTATTGTTTTTCTGTTTTTCCTTTTTCTCTTGTTGTTCTAATCTCTTCTTCATGGTCGCAGCGTCTTTTTGTGCTTTCTTCTCTTGTTTCGCATCTTCTTTTTGTGCTTTCTTTTCCTGTTTCGCATCTTCTTTTTGTGCTTTCTTTTCCTGTTTTTCAGTCTCCTTTTGTAGTTTCTTTGTCTTATTCGCGGCCTCTTTTTGTGCTTTCTTTTCCTGTTTCTCTGCCTCCTTTTGTAGTTTTTTGGTCTTGTTTGCAGCAACCTTTTGTAGTTTATCTGCGGATTTCTTCTCAATCTTCTCTTTCGCTTCTACTAACTGGTCTTTCATAATACCAGTATACTTAGTAACCAAGTCTTTTAACACATCATGTTTAATTTCATCTACATAATTATCTTGTACTCGTAATTGTTTGCGTAATAGCTTTTCTGCTTTATCGATTTCGCGTTTCTCCATGTTCTCGTCCTTCAATTGGACCTTAAAATCTTTATGAAGAGAACGTGTGCGCTTCTTTTTGGCCTTCTCGATCGATTTGCGTGTTTTGTTTACTATAATAACTTGTTCTCCGAATGTCTTAACGTTGTGTCGCTTTACCGTCTTAGCTTTTTTCTGTGTGTCTTTTATAACAAGTTTGACAACACTTCTTTCTAGATCATTCAGATTCGTTTTCAACATCATCTTCAATTCCGATATTTTTACCTTAAAACTATTTTCGCTTATCTTCAACATTTTTTCCATTTCCACAATTTTATTATCTTGTTCTTTAATTGCATGCATATAGGATTGCATGTCCGGGTGTTCTTTTAATAATTCCGATTCAGTGCGTATTG